GGAAGGATAAAATAGGAGAGAAGAACCAGTGCAAGTGTGATTGTGATCGTCTGCAGGATTTTCATCCGGTACTCCGACGGAGGACCTCCGACTGTCTGGATCTTCCGCTTTATCCGATCACGCTCGGCCGCCGTATTCTCACGCTCTTCGCGGATATCTGAAATCTTCTTGATAACAGAGTTTGCTGCCTGCTTCACTTTTCCAACCTGAATTTGGGCATCTTGTGTGCTCGTGGCGGTTCCAAGGGCATTGACGCTGCTGTCCATTTCAGAGAGGTACTGCCGCGTATCATCCAGAACCCCCGAGTTATCAATGCTTCCCGGGTCTACACGCTGGTACAGATTTCCCACCGTTCCAGAACTCGAGGCCGCCACATACGTCTGGTAAGAACGAGGATTGACAGAGACCGTGTGCGATCCGGCCATCGGGCGGTTAGTGAACGTACTATCCACCTGACAGGAGTCATCTTCAGTGTACGGGGGAGAACACCGCAGCGGGCGACGGGACGATTGGTCAACTCCAATAATAAACTGTGAGTCCGCTCCTACTGCCAGCGGCATAACTCCTGACAATCCCGCCTGTTCAGACCATCCTCCCTGACCGTTTCCAGAACTCTGGTAAATCTTCTGCTCTCCGTTCCCCGCCGCCGCAAGAGCATACGTGTTTCCAGAACTTGCTGCCACAATTCCCTGGCTGCCCGCCGGCTGGGAAATAGGTACCCAAGAACCGGTGGTACACGGCTTTGAGCACCCCTGGCTTCCCACGAAAATGAACTGATCGGTAATATTGATCGTAGGATTGGCGGGAGGGATACCAGGAATAGCCTTGGGAGCCTCCCAGCTTCCAGAATCATCAACAGGCTTTAACGAGAAGGCAAGTGAAACTCCTGGAGACGCAGATGAACTCACAGACTCTCCCGCGGCCGCCGCAGCTTCAGGAGACGGAGACTGATCGGTACTGCAAAAGCTCGCGTTTCCTCCTGGACGACCATAGCACTCTCCCACCTTATCAGTCTTCATGCCCCAGTTGCGGGCACCGTTTCCGATCCAGTTTCCTCCGATGCTGTCGCACTCCGACTTCGTGTACAAGCGGATATTGTACCCCCCGCTCGTTTTCACACTTGTGATTCCCTTACCACCGGCAGGGCACCCTGGCTTCGTCGCAGACTGGCTGTTGTATAGGATGTAAACATTCTGATCATCTACTACGATGTCCAGCGGCAGTCCAACCATACTCGGAGGAGGACCTACATACTTCCAGTTTGCACCGTCGCACGGTTCCTTACATGTATAGACATCCCCATTCACATTAAATCCCCATACAAACCCTGTGGGCGACACGACGATCTTGTTCAGTTGTCCAGGCAAGGCGGTCCATGACACGACACTCGAAAGTTGTCCCTGGATATAACTCATAAGACCCTGAGACTGTATCTGGAATTCCTGGGCATACTCTGCCATCTTCTTGTTATATAGATCCACGATATTTTCATGTGTATTTGTAATGAACCCTTCTGATTCGTCTGACCTTTGGAATTCTACGACCTTGGACCCCGACTCAGTCATCAGTGAAAACAGGGAGAACGAGGCGTGGAATGCTGCCCTGCTGCAGCAGAACAGTGCGACCGATAATGCACTTTCACAGTACTATCAGATCCGCGAACGCTACAACGAGATACTTTCACAGGCTGTACAGACACAGGATCCAGCCCGCCGGGCGAAGCTTATTTCCACACTTACCGAAATGAATCAGCAATTGACGACTATTGTGACGTCTATCCAACAGATGTATTCTTCAGGCCGGGAAACACTTGGAAAGATGCCCCCCATTAATTTCGCTGAGGATCTCAACCAGTTCAAGCGTGATCTTACCATGCTCTTCGCCGAAAAAGATGAAGTGTCAAAACTGAACACAGTGTATTCCACCCTTTCGTCTGGTGGTGGATCTACCCAGACCTACTACATCTATATTATCGCGATTCTTGGCATGCTTGTTCTCCTTCTCGTGATGTTCACGTTCACATCCCTAATGACGAGCGTTCAGAGTGTTGTGAGCTCTATTCCCCCCATCTCCCTCCCAGAATTGCCGACTATGTCCTCCGCCCCATCATCGGGCTTAACATCGGCGACGTAATATTCATTTCGAACGGCTGACCCGGTCTCACGGCCGACATCGATGATGCAAACGGATTCATCTGTGGAGACCAGAACGCCACTAGAAACATGATGGGTATCAAAATAAGAACGATACCGATCCTGAGAATCATAGCGTATCCGTTGGATATATCGATTGTCGGGAGTTTTGGAGAGTTCTCGTTATAGAGATCATACCGGTTCTTTGCCGCTTCGTACTCGTCTGCAATCTTCTGAGCATTCTCATGAAGTTCCGAGGCCTTATCGTACTGCTCTCCCATTTCATCATTTCCAGTCTGGTACGATTGCACAAACTGCTGCATATCATCCTTTTGCGACTTCACCTCTTCCTGGCGGGCAGTGAGCATTTTATCGATCGCATCCTGGGCATTCCTGTACGCTGTCCTGTACGCATCGTTCCCTGTAGTTACGAACTGTACATAGTTGGACTTGTACTCGTCCATCATCTTTTCAAAAGTAGAACGGTCTCCCATTATTATATTATACAGTCGCCACACAAAATCGGTAATAAGGCGTCGCACCCGCGTCGGGAGACTTGCGTAGAACCTCAATAATATCCCCTGGCCGGCCGCCAATCCAACGTACCGGTGCATCCTGCGACCAGATGTGTGGCGTGGGCATGTACTCCTTGTGTTTCATTGCGATCTGGGGGAGAAGGGGGTCCTCAGACTTAATCTGGATATGATCGGCGATCATCTTCTTCGCGATCGCGTCCAGCGAAATTCCAAATCGCGTCAGGAAATTCTTGACCTCCTCCGCATCCAGAACCCGGTGCAGTGGAACCGCACGGTGCGTTGTAATATCGAACGTCAGTTGACCAGTGTGAAATATCTGGAGAATGTGGCTCTGGGCCGCCACGGCTTCCAGGATCGTCTCGGATGGGGGAATCTGGACAACCACAATCCCACGAGTGCCGCCGTGCTCCTGGGTCAGGGAGACCAGACGCAGAACCTGATCCTCGGTGATGCGGGTACGGTTGCTCATGAACACCAGCGTGTCGCCGTACTTGGTCACAGTAGCGGGGAAATCAGTGTCAATCGTTTCGGGTGCAGAGGTGTTCACCTTGCGTTGCTGTAGCATGGTTTTCAGGACTTCTTCGGTGGTCGGCATTGTTGTATTATTGTTTCCTGATGGGTTTAATTCTATCCGTTTTACAATAGAACGAGCCATGAAAAATGCGGGACTCTTAGCTCTTGCCATTGTCGGACTTATTGTGGTGGGAGTCCTGTTTGCTGGGTCTCGAGAGAGGTTTGGAGTCCCGGAGTTTCTTGATCGCACGTCTCAGAAGATTCAGGCCCTAGGTGAATTATCATCGTACGCCCAACGGACAACGAATCTGCGGGCTCCCGATTCCCATCAGCCGCCGAAGGGGCAGCGTCTGGGAGTGCGGGTGGGGCAGTGGGAGGGATATAATGCTCCATTCTAGAGGGATCACTCCGACAATCTAGGACCATACTCCAGAACTCCTTGAACTCGTCAATACGGTCTGTCAGCCACCGCGGGTCTCGCAGAACGTTTTCAATACGAATGTTGGCCAAGTACCACCATACTATCCGGTGCTCATCACCCTCGATCTTCGACTTCCAGACGTCTGGATCTTCCTCCTTTGGTTTGTAGGAGATCTTGCCGTCGTCGTAGACGACCATCACACCCCTATACGGTGAGTCAGACGCGTTCCACTCTGTACGCCCGCACGTCTTGAACTGCATCTCCACATAATCGCACTCGTCAATATTGCAGCACTCCATCTGCATCTGCATCTGGTGGTAGTAAGCATCGGGGATAGCCGATTCCTGTGTGAACTTCCGTGATATCGGGCACTTGAACTCCACGAGCTTGCCCCAGCGGTAATCCATCTTGTCCTTCGTAAGAACAATCCCGTCAGGGGACGCACCCAAGAACGGGTAGACCGGATGAACGACGCACGTGGTATCCACGATCTCTGCCCCTCCTTGGATATCCCCGTAAATCTCCTTGGCCAGGGGCTCAAACTGCGTGCCCCAAAGGCATGCAGTAATCGGTCCACTGTCCCCTGCAGCCTTGGGTCCATCCAGCTTTCGCATCAGGAGCTCCTTCTTAGCAGAGGGCGATGCTGTCTTGAACGCTTTGGTGATCTCGGACGCGGTCATCATCTCCGAACGGCGGAGGTGCCAGCTGTCGGACCGCTGGTCGGCGACGCCGTAGTCGCGGAGAACACGATGGATCGACCGCCTGCGGGCCCACACCTTACCCAAGTCGGTAGCCAGAAGTCGATATACCTGTGCTTTATAGTTCCGGTAGTTGTATCCACGATCCCGGCAGATTTTCTTGATTCGGTGGGTGAGATGGGTACAGGCATCTAAAGGAAGTTCAAACACTTCCATTGTTATATCTTTGACACGCAATATGCGTAATCCGATTTACAGGAAAACCCTGCGGTTAAACAATGACGACCACCGCCGAAATCTCTACACAGGAGGATTGGGTCCTCCACCGCCTAGAATCTTTTTACACCCCTGACCGCCTGACTCTCCTACGCAACATCCTGGAGAACAAGACTAACATCTCCCTCCGCATTCTCGACTGGTTTGTCACCAATTACTCCAAGATGAACAACGTGTCCTACATCTCCAAGGCAGGGAAGCATGTGATTGTTTACTTGGCCTACAAGTCCCACCTGAAGGCGTACAGCAAGAAGATGTTCGACCCCTTCTGCCGTTGGACCCGTGTGAACTTCCACGGAGTGTCCACCACTGTAGGTCAGCTCAACTTCTTTGCCTGGGCTATTGAAGACGATGTCATCGACTACCTGTTTTCTCATCGCGACGATATCCATGCCGATATGGAGACCCGGATGTCCACGACCGATAAGAAGACAACCGCAACCGAGCACACCCGCAAGAAGCGGCACGAGCTGTCCCATTCAGCCACCAAGTCGCTGAAGAAACACGAGGTAAAAATTGTAGTGTCTTTTCAATAGACCTGTGCCAGATGCGGATCTGGTATAAGGATCCCATCTACGTTGTCATCCATGTGCTCTCTGGAGTCGTAGCCTTCTACGTTCCCGTGATCATACCATTTCTCCTGCTCTACCATCTCCTGCAGTATCTCCACGACGTCCGGTTCTTTGGATTCCAGGGGGAGATCAGGGGAGGGAACTCGTTCGAGCACACGCTGGTAAAGCTCCTTGAAATCCTCGCGGGTTATTCGCTTATAAAACTTATCGTGAAACCATAATTGATCAGCATGCTGTCGCAGAAAAGGATGGGTGTGCTATACCCTGCAAACACCGATATCGCAAACTTTGATTTGGGAACCGATGTGGAAGAGTACACGTACGATGGACGCGAAGTCTTCCGGGGAAACCTGGACCCCGAATTCTCGGATGCAGAGTACCAGGTGTACTGGCTATACGACGAAAGTCAGCGTGTAGGCCTGGCCGAACACACTGCCGACTCCCACAAATGCTACTGGTTTTACTCGAACGTTTTTGCCACCTTGCTTCAGGAACCCGAGTGGGAGTCTAGAGACAGGAGTGTATGGTCCATGATGTCAGAGGCAGCATACGAAGACTGTATGCGGTACGGCTGGACGTCCACTGAACACCTACAGAAACGAACCTCACTTGCCATCCTCCGCCCGTCCGATCTTGTGAAGTACACTCATCCTGACTCTCTGTGCGTTGTATGTAACACGAACGACGGGCTTCCTGGGTGTACACATGAAAAAAGGACGCCGCGGTTCGACGTCTTCTTTACATTATTTGTGGATGATGACGGTGTGCTCTACGCTCCTCCATCCGATACTCAGGCCTTCGCGACCTTACGACGACCCGACGGGGCCGGAGCCGGAGCGGGAACTGGAGCCGGAGCGGGAGCCGGGGCCGGGGCAGAAGCCGTGGGCGTAGGAGCGGACTCCGATTCCTCGACCTCCTCCTCCTCCTCGTCCTCCTCGGCGAACGCGGCCTTGGCACCGCCCACGACCGGGACAGGAGCATCCTCGGCATCGTCCACGTCGTCCTTGAACATCTCGCGAGCCGTCTGACGCTTACGCTTGCTGACCTGGACATAAGTCGGCTTCCACGTCAGACCGAAGCCCTGGCCGATGACGTAGATGCTGCCCTGCGACACCATCTTGGCTGAGCAGCCCTTCGGGAACGCCTCCTGCAGCGTCGAGGGCTGGAGAGGGATGTCCGTGCCGTCCTCGCCGATGACCTCCATCGACACGCGGCCATCGTAGACCGGAAGCTTGAAGCGGAGCGACGGCGGGTACTTGCCGTTCGGGACCCAGCCGTCGTTGGTCTTGTCGACTGACACCGACAGGAACTTGTTGAACGAGTCGCGGATCGACTCCTCGCCACGCTTCTTGCCGAACCACGCGGCCGAGTTCGCTACCGCCGCCTGGATGACGGCCTCCTGGAACTCACGCAGGAAGTTGTAGGCCTTGGACACATCGTCCGTGCCCGTTGCCGGCTCGCGACCGTACGAGTCGCAGCCCTGGAGCGAAGCCGACATCGTGTAAGACGTCGTCGTCGACCCATCCTTGTTCTCGTTCTCCTTCACGAGACAACCACCAGGAAACCCAAGCTGAGGGAAACGGAATTGAACATTCTGGTTGAGGTACTTGAACGAGATAGACTTACCACCCTGCTTATTCGGGCGAGGCTCGGAGAACTGGATATCGGACGCGGAGATCTTAGAGACGTTGACTACTGCGGGGGCTGCCATGGTGTATGTTGTGCTATTGGGTTTCCATGATTTACCCCTGATCCGTTTTTACCGAATAGAATCGTATCGTATTGTATTTTCGTATCATCGGATTGTAAATACAATAAAGTATGAGCTGTCTCGCATGTAAAAATAAATCATCAATCGACAGATGTGAATCAAGAGCCATTCGAAACCTCCCCTACTGCGGAAAACACATGCGGTGCAAGAAGACCAACCAATGGGCCGAGAAGAACCCGGGTATCCTTTCTGGCATTCTCAAAATCCAGTCGCTGGTTCGAGGAGTCCTTACTCGTATTCCGCTCCGTATTGCCGGGGTCGGAGTCCTGAAACGATCTCTGTGTCACAACGACGACGAAATTGTCACGATGGATCCCAAGACGAGCGTTCACCCCCACGACTACTTTTCCATCGAAGAGGGTGGCAAAGTATACTGGTTTGATCAGCGTTCGATCATCCAGTGGTCGCAGAAGGAACTCGCGATCAAGAATCCCTATACCCGTACCGTCCTATCACGCGAAGATACGAAACGTCTTCGTCTGGTCTGGAACTTCCGTCAGAAGAAGGGGCTACAGCTGTACCACGAAGGCCAACGCCAACCGATGTCCGCCGCCGATCGTCGGGATAACCGGTGGCTGCGTGTGACTCAGGTTATGCGTGAGCACGGGTACGAAGAGATCCACCACGAAAACTTTATATCGATGAATGTTCCTCAGTTTGCGGTCTTTATAAACTCGCTAACGGAAGATACGAGGTGGATGTACTTCGAGAACCACGATCCTAACCTGCACCGGTTTCACTCTCTCCTGAAAAACATCCGGAACGCGGCGTACACGTACAACTGTGAAATACAGTTGAGCTCTGACGTAGCTACGTTGATTTTAAGTATCATGTACGAAATCCGCGATCTAGAAGATTTTGTGTTCTTGGTGTACAGTGCATACCACCGTGCCAACGAATTTGAGAATTCACTGTAGAATTACCTGGCTTCCACTGCGAGATTTTAGCAGGGCCTGAACCGCTTCTAGATCGGCGGGATCAATTTTTAGAACAGTAGATAGAACCTTCTCCTCCTCCTCAACTTTCCTCACAACAATTCCACCGTCCTCGACTACCCCCGTGACGTCGTCAACCTTGACATCCTTTTCCTTCTCCTCCAGAACATCCTGCTCCTTCTCCTCTGCAATCGGTTCGGGAGCTATTTCTCGACGAACGGGGGGAGATGGAGCAATATCAATCTTTCGGGAAGAAGCGGGGGGAGGGGGAGACGTCTCGGGTTTTTCAGCCGGGGTGTCCGTATCAATACGCGGAACCGTTGCCGACGGAGCAATACCAACAAGCTCCTGTACTTCCTTAGGAACAATCTTATCCTTGATACTTTGGGGAACCATATCGCCTAGGCTCCTCACGCTGTCTGGGATCTTAATGCTTTTGAGTACGCTCTTGGGATCGTTGACCATCGCGGTCACCGATGCGAGTGGGTCACTCTTGAAATTATCGATTGTGGACTGAGGAACCATACGACGACACCGCTGTAAGAGTCCGGGAGGAAGATATCTCCCAGCCGCCAGAGCGACTGCTACAATGATGAGGGCTAACGTGGCTCCGATGAGGGCGTTCGTGGTTGTCATGTTGGTAGCCTGACCGTCTACCACGATGATGGGAAGGGTGGCGTTCTGAGTGGGGCTGTATGTAGGAGTTACCGTAGGGAATGCAGTTGTATAAAACTGCGGGGTGGCCGTGGCAGACATTGCTGTGCTTATATTATTCACCTGCTGGAAACTTTGAGGGATAGCCGATGAACTCACGCTGATGCTGACACTAAAACTTGGTGATCCAGACACTGTAACGCTAACGCTTGATGACAGGGAGGGTGTTCCCGAAAGACTATGGGATACCGCGGCTGATGGTGTCACGCTAGAACTAGAGCTCGTGCTTTCGGATACAGGGGGTGTCACGCTAGAACTAGGACTTGGGCTCTCGGATACAGAAGGCTTCACGCTAGAACTAGAGCTCGAGGAGGTAGTCGCACTTATACTCATGCTCTCCGAGACTGCAGTTGTCTGTGAACCGCTCGTGCTTGAACTTGAAGAACTGGTAGCAGATACACTCGTACTCTCGGATACATCAGTTGTCGGTGAACTACTGGAGCTCGAAGAGGTGGTAGAAGATATACTAGAGCTGGAAGTCCAAGATATAGACTCCGATGGTGAGCTAGATATTACAAAACCAGGAGATACAGATACAGATTGGGACTCAGTGTGAGACGAAGATGCAGATACCGAAGTAACCGAAGGAGCTCGAGAAGCACTCATACTCCTGGAAGTGGTTCGTGAATCAGTGCGGCTGCCACTTTCCGACCTAGAACTCGTTCGGCTCGTTGATTCGCTCCTGGATACGCTCCGAGAGGCACTTTCCGATCTAGTCACAGTTCGTTCTGTTGATCCGCTGGCTGTTACGCTCCTCGATACAGATGTAGACGCAGTCTCCGAAGCCGTCAAACTTGGCGACACCGGAGATTTTGTCAAAGACGGAGTCGGTGTTGGAGAGGGAATGATAACGGTATACGACATGAAAAACACGGACCCCGAACCGAGGGCGATCATGTTGGCACCGATCTGTGATCCGCCAGAATTGTAGAAGGTTGCTTCCCATATACCTGTTTGTTCCGTGGTTCCGACTGCGGTTCCCGAGAAGTCCATGTAGTACCATTTATTAGCATTGGTACACGAGGGCCGACCGCAGGGAGAGTTGTACCACGAGTATCCCGCTGCTGCTACTTGAACAGCCAAATCACATCCAGACCCACAACACTGGACTGCCAATGAGGTTGAAAGACGGGGGGTGGCAGTACTCCCATGGAGCTGAACAAACGCAGGAAGGGAGTTTGTTCCGTAAATCGCGAACGCGATCTGCTTGACTTTCAAACCCGTAGCACCGGGTGGCAGGGATTGACCGAGACCTACGTTGAGCACGCCCGAGTCTGTTCCGCACCCGAGACTGCCAGCACTGAACCCATTCCAGTCGTAATCCACGGTCTGTGCGGTCACAGACGATACCAACGCCAGAAGTAGTGCCCTCAGCATCCTTGTCTAGAATGAAGATTAAACGAAATGGAAAGGACTTAGGGATTTTTCAATTTTGGACCCTTTTGCACAAAACTAAAGTCCGGCCGGATTGAGACAAGTCGGTCTAGCTCCGACTTTCGTTTTCAAGTTCAAATCTTAAAATTCAAAAATTGACCCTACCCCCCCCCCCCCCTAATTTTAAGACTTTTAGCCGTTTTCGGAAACTTTTTCCGGCTGGAAAAAAACGGCATAAATACCCCCTTTTGGAGCCCCCTCTCGTCTGTGCCTGGAACGGTTCCGTTCTACGCATAGCGTCTGTGGGTAAGAAGACTGTCAGCAAAAATACACTTTTTCAGCCCCCTTCAAAATTGAGAACACCCCGGGGCGAGGGTCCTACACTCTTACCCGAGAAATAACTTTTCTCACATTTTCGTGTTAAGACCTATTTACGCGGTCTGGGGGAAGTATATACATAACCGCGTTAGAAATGTCCGCAAAGCCGTCTGCCTCTATTGTAAACAATATGAGCTCTGCTGATGCCCCCAAGACCGTGAAGAAGGCCGCCGCTGCCCCCAAGAAGGCCGCTGTGCCTGCCCCTGCCGCCGCTGCGTCCCCTGCTCCGGCCGCTGAGCCCAAGGCCGCGAAGGCCCCCCGCAAGACGGCGGCCAAGACCGAGGTCGTTGTGCCGACGGTCGCTGCCCCGGCTGTGCCCCTCCCCCCGTCCCCGGCGACGGAGGTCGCTGCCGGTGCCGCTGCCCCGGCGTCGATCGCTGGCGTTGTTGACCGTATCCGCGAGCTCCGCTCCCGCCTGGCGAACGATCTGAAGGAGATCATCGCCGACACGCTCCTGGCTGCCAAGACGGCGGCCCGTGAGGTCAAGGATGCGAAGCGTAAGCGTCGTGTCAAGAAGGACGTCGCCGACATGACGCCCGAGGAGAAGACGGCGTGGGAGCTCCGCCGCTCTAAGAACGCGTTCCTGAAGCCGCGTGCCCTGTCCGCCGACCTGTGCTCGTTCATGAAGCTCCCGGCGGGCTCGCAGCGTTCGCAGACGGAGGTCACGAAGTTCGTGTCGAACTACGTCAAGGAGAACTCGTGCTTTGACCCTGCCAACAAGCGTCACATCATCCCTGATGGTGTGCTGTCCCGCCTGCTGAAGGTCAAGGACACGGACACGGTCACGTACCTGAACCTCCAGTCGTTCCTCAAGATCCACTTCCTCAAGGCTTAAATGTGTAAGTATGAGACGTTCGAGCAACATATGAAGCTCTAAACGTATTTTTTTGGGGCATAAGTCTCATAAAACTAGGTTTATACGTAGGGTTGGGCATGGCGGGAGCGGGAGTCTTGGCACCAAACACGACACGTTCGTGGTCGTGGTACGCGATATAATTATCCTTTTTATCAATTTGACTGGTGTATAGGTGTATGTTGTGTACGGGAACATTACATTTTTCGATGAGATGTCCTCCAACGTTAGTATCTTCGGAAGGACTAAAATCTGCGTCCATATCCTGAAGATATTTCAGTGCCCTCGACGAAAGGTAGTATACCGGTCCTCCACAGTATACAGACTTGAGGTTTTTTCCGGGACAGTAGTTATACGTTACATTTCCGGCATAATCATCCTGCGTTGACTCGATATACTGTATCAACTTAGGAACGTTGACGAGTACATCATCATCAATTTTTACAACGAATGACGGATTGAACTGTTTGTAAACAAACTGCAATCCTGCTTTGATCTTGTATGGAAGTCCAAGGTACGTGTCTTGGCATCGAAGAATGCACTCGTGTGATTCACTGTTATAAGAATAATCACCCTGTAGATTCATCTCACCACGTAGTATTACGTAATCTATCGCTGGAGGTATGTCATTTATCCAACTGAGCAGGGGAACCCTATTGGATGAGTAACAACTGATGATCATAATGCACCCCCGCGACATGGGTTCTATTTATACATTGTGAATATAACATCCGGGGAAAAAATACCCGTCGAGCGTGAACTCCAAATCATTGAACCACTTGGAAGGAAGGCAGAGTGGGCGGTTAGGGTTCAGATAAGCCCCCCACCATGAAAATGATGAATTGGCAGTGATGCCAGCCTTGCACTGTGTCATGAGATATAGGGTATCAAGTTCGTTCTCGTCGATAATCTCATAGTCTAGATCTTTGAGATACTCCTGTTTTTCACAGTACTCTCGATCGTTCGTAAAGACTGAGAATCGGGTAATTCCCTTCTCCTTCATGAACTGAATTGTGGAAGGGTAGTACCGTTTTGTAAGGCCTACGTCGTGAAGCCAGTGACCGACATAATCCCCACCCCGAACATGGAGAAAGCAGCTCTCGGACAGATTAGGATACTTTTCAAGAAGAGCTGGGTTCTCAAACGTCAACATATCGCGAAACCCTGGAGGGACATACTTCCAATTATGAAAGTAACCAACAAATAACGTATTTTCGCGTATATGAATTGACTCGGGTAGTAAATCACGCAGTTTTGGAGGTTCATTGATTTGGTTAAGGGGTACTACGACATTCCCCTGTTCGAATTTTCTGAGAATTGTGGTAAAGTAATCGGTAGACGAATGGGGAGACCGATGGGAGTGCTTATGCGATAGGATAACCGAATGATCTTTTCCCCACAGCGTAGCTGCAGCAACTTGGAACAGCCAGTTGCCGAGCCCGCCCATCAAGTACGGAATTACAACAACCATTTTATAGTACTCCTGTTATATAGGAGTAAATAGTAATGGCGAATCCTTACGTTATCAACCTAGATAATCGGACTGACAGGTGGGAGAGACTACAGAACGATTGGAAGGGGGCGTTTCAGCTTACACGTGTACCTGCTATTCAGGAAACTCCTGGGTGGGTTGGTTGTGCTCTGTCACACGTGAAAGTTATCGAAGAGGCGAAGCAGCGAGGTGATCCTATGGTTTTGGTGTGGGAAGATGATTGCAAGCCCAGGAACCGTCACCCCCTTGCAATACGGGAACTCTGGAATGAAGTATCCTACAAGCTTCTAATGTGCCGAGATCAATGGGACGTTGTTCTGGGTGGAACGTCTAGGGCGTTCAAAAGTGTAATCTACAATAAGGGATTATCAACACGCAACGTCGAAGTGTACGACCTCCCCCACGGCTTCACAACACACTGGACACTGTACAATTCTTCCTCGTACGATCGTATGATCGAGTGGAAGAATGTACGTTCCCCTCAGATTGATGTGTACCTGTTCCAGAAATTCCGTGTAAAAACTATCATTCCGTTCCTGGCAGGACAGGTTCCGGGGTACAGCGATATCGAAGGAATAGAAATTGATTATGATAGCATGTTTGATGAGACAGAAACCAGTATTTCTGCAACAAAGCTACAGACGCTATCTTCAATCGTACATCGGGCACCGGCAGTTCAGTTCCCAAAATTCATGACCCGTTGAATATTGGTTTCAATACTCGTATACTGTTTGGCTCTCTCATAATTTGCTTCGATAACTGGAAGAAACATGTTATACGGTGGAAGATGTCTACACTTTGCGTTGAAATCGTTACAGGATGTAGAGTCAAGAATGATCCATCCGCGAGTATCAAACCAGTTGGAAATATTGGGACAACCGTAGTAGATGGGTATAGTTTTTGTGATGAGACAGTCCATCAATTTCTCAGTAAAGTAATTATTTTGACGGGTGTTTTCTATGACTACAGCGTACTGGTAATCAAGAAATAGGGCTTCCTTACCGCCTCGGAGAACAGGGTTAGTTTCTTTACCCTGTCGGAGAAGCGGATTATCAAGTCCAATAGATGGAATGATAGGGTTATCTTTAGACGATCGGTACCAGGTGATAGGTGCTTGTATACGTTTCTGATTACGATAAAGATCTAATCTGAACCGGTGTCCGTCGGTGTGATTCTTTGTTCCGGTCAGGCATGACACTTTCGGTTGTTTCCTGGATATATCAATCGAATTATAGACTGAAGGGGGTATCCACGTTGTACCCCAAACATATAAACGGGCATTGGGACACGCTTTCAAGATTTCGTCGTCGTGTGTAAGTATGACGTCGAAGTTCTTATGATTATCAATAAACATCTGGCGAAGGTGAAGTATCGCATCGGGTTCGGCTTGGAGACCAATTAACGTGACATCCTGACTCGTACCTTTATTAATATATGGCCAGTCGATTGCGAAGTATATGTTCTTTGACGTCTCTGGAAACGCTGATAGGGATAACCACGCATTTTGTTCGTATGGCATTTAACGATTATCTATAATTGATATAACAAACAGAAGATGACAACGTGCATAGTCTCTGCTTACTTTAAAATTCCAAGTAAGCGACCACATGAGTGGTATATCGACCACGTTGTTCGTTTCTTTCGGGGAGTAAGGGGAAACGTCGTGTTCTTTACGACACCCGATGTCATTGATGAGGTACAAAAACACACAAAGACCGATCATGTGAAAATTATTTACATGCAGTTCCACGAGATCCACGCGTTTAGCTCAGCATGGGGTAGGGAGTTCTGGGAAAGACAGTATAGTCGTGATCGGGAAAGATATCATTCTCCAGAGCTCGGAGCAATTTGGTATGAAAAACGCGAATTTATCCGGAAGGCTATGGACATGGTAGAGTCTGACGTGTATATTTGGTGCGATGCAGGGTGTGTACGAGACAGCCTCTCCGAAACGGGTCTCTCCTCTCTCGGACAGCGGAAGACGTTTGATACGAACGATGGTCGTATCCACCTACAACATGTATGTAATGCGAGTTATTTCAGGTTTTATATATACCCCAACGCGTTTGTAGGCTGTGCAATCATAAGTGGGAACAAATCAGCATGGACATCCTATCGGAGTGTCTATGATGACATACTTACAAAATATGATAAGCATGAGATATCTGGTATATCCGATCAGTACGTTACACAGTCATGCATCATAAAAGAACCGGACTTATTTGTACTCCATAACGAAACTACGGTAGGCGACCTGTGGTTTAAGTTTTTACACCTTCTTTGACATAATCTTGTAGAGTTCGTAGATATGCTTGACACGTACATCCCACGAAAAGTGTTCAATCCCATACTTCCGTATTTCAGCACGCGACGATAGCGACACTTCTCGGTTCTCCCGTATCTTCTGCGAAACGTAGTCCAGATCCTCCAGTTTATCGTCAGGAATAACTGTAATCCACGGTTTTGATACATCGAGATTTGCTGCTGCGACCCTACTGACAACAACGCCCAGACCGCAAATGAGAGCTTCGCAGGTCACAAGGGGGTGGGCTTCTCCGTCACTTAATAGGACTAGATTCGCATAGTCAGTCAGAGAATCGTAAAGCATCGGCTTTATCCACTCTCCAAGATACCGAGGGTTTGATGACGCGAATTTGGGGCATATAATGTTTCCCGCAAAGTAGAGAGAATCGATCCACTGGTACTTATACTGTTTTTTCCGCTCTTCGATCTTTGCCAGGTAGATTGAGCGATCCGGATACTTGGGAGTCTCTGTGTAACGGAAGAGCTTATCGTTGGCTCCGTTTGGGGCTACGTATATACGGTTCGGACTACAGCCCCCACCCAGGTAGCGTTGACGGATACCCTCAGACAGTGCACAGATGACAAACTTCCCACTCACAAATCCCCTAAAAATATGCTCGTAGTACCCATCCTTGAAGTTGGGGTGTTCGAGGTATCCGTAGTGTGACGTTGCAATCTTGTTTGGGCACGCGATCTGGCTCATGATGTGATAGAGATGATCATACTGCAGGTGAACGATATCGGGATTGAGTGCGTTCACCTGCTGAACGATATCCTCGGGTTTCGGAGTATTCACAATATGAACATCAACCCCCATAGATTTTAGGGTCTCGGAAATATCCCAAACAAGACTCTCGACTGCCCCCCATCCGCGAGGGGGGATAGACATAATACCCGGACCAACTAGAACAACTCGCATTTAGATAATAATCAGTTTACTATCTAAATACGAATGACAGACCTAAGTGCATACTTCCAATGCCATAAAAACCCATATGCAACCTATGAGAGTTTGAGAAGGTTCCGAGAGTTCTACCCAACTGGACCTATTCTTTTATTGAGTGATAATGGGTACGATTACACTGAAATGGCAAAACACTTTAATTGTACATACGTACATGAAACGACCAGCTGTAGACTTAGCTTACCTATACGCGATGGTTACCAGTCAACAGTTGACCGTCTTCGTAAGGTGTTCTCGATGATTTCAACTGAGTATTTCATGTTGCTGGAAGATGACGTACACGTATTCGCAAGGTATTCCGAGCAGTTCAAAGGAGACATCAACGGAAACTGTATTAATACACTCCGATCAAGTGTTCTGAACAATATTCCATTTAGTGCTGTCAAGAACGAGGACAAGTATTTCACCGGTCATGGAGGATCTGTCTATAAAACTGCGACTATGGTTCGACTTCTAGACAATAAGGATCAAATCGATTGGCTGCTTGATCACTGGGAAAAAGTTGGACTTGGTCCGATGGTGGACGTTGATATCTTTTTGTCCCTTCTTGTCGTTGTGAATGGTGGTAGAATACATCACCTTTCAGAACACAAGGATTTGTTAACAAACCGTGTAACAGACACGGTTGGGCTAGCAGCTCTTCATCAGGTAAAGTATTTTTACGGAAAGAAACTTCCGGATAATTTATTATTTTTGGTCAAATAGACTTACTGCAGAATGCGTAATAATTAATATAGTTCTGTCTTGGATTATTTTTGATAAAGTATAATCTATCTTTATAAACGGGTAGTATAAAACCAAACAATGTTTGTTCGTTGTCAACTCGCTCCTTCTCTATAAACTCTTGGATGTATAGATTATTTCCCATCGTACAGATATTCATCAACAACTCTCGGTTACCTCCGAAAAATCCCGCCATTATAAAGTTCGTATTCGTTCCAATATACTCATCAATCAAACCAGGATTGTTTAGAATTGTGGTAAGTTCGTTTTCTTTTCCGACCTGGAACAATATCTTATTAGATTCATGCAATGTATTTATAAGTTCTGTATTGAATACGGCCGCTGCCATATCAAAGTTCATAAAACGACTGATCCCTGCGTCTATCCAAAAAAACATATCTGTACCGAATGGATTATCTACTATGCCATCGAGTATCCATTTAAACTTGCTGTTCACAACTGGTATGTACTCGTAACACTTATTTTCCAGTCCATTTGGATACTTAATACTGTTCTTAAATGGCGTAGTTTCAAGAATACGTTTTACCGTGGGCACGGTAGAGTAAAAGGGGACTTCCTCTAAAGTCGTATAAACAACCTTTGTTGGTAAATTCTTGCGAACGTGTTCAATAATCCGCTTATTCTTTAGTTCGGTGTATATGATCATAGGGGCTGGAACAGTGAGCGTTTTTGAAAACCATTCCTGATATTGTGCAAAACTCCGGTTGTCATGTTCTTCTCTTTTGATTTCGTATAGTGCAGTAACAAGGGTAAACGACATGGCTATGATTATATGGATATAGAGTCATACTCATATGTAAACCCCAATGTTTACATACATAGTGCACGAACAAGTTCAATCGCCCTATTCACGTAGGTATGGTTATTTTGAACATACTTCATTGCGTTAATGATTCTCTCCTTGTTATTGCGTTCTTTCATAGCCATTGAAAATAGTTCATTCATATTACTACTATAAATAACGTGCTCTCCCAATATTTCCTTGACGTAACGAGAATCTGTTATACCTAGATGTCCATAACTAATCGCTTTGAGAACGCGACATGGTAAATAACCAGTTTCCAGATGATTTTTTCCATTTTTGACACCAAATAATCGTACGTCATCTGCCGTTCCAGTGGGTCTGAAATCAGGAGCCAGAATAGATTTCTGCATCAAAAGTTTATTCATTTCAAAGGTTTTAGGAGACTGCCATGGATCGGATGTAACCCACTGAATACGGTTATTTTCACAGATTCGCCTGAAGTTAGGATAGTTGATTGATTGTACACCGGATCCAATGTAGTATATGACGTTTTCCCGTTGGATATTGATGTCGTTATAATTAAATTCATGAGGGAGTAGATCTGTACCCCAGTATAAATAGATGCACTCATAGTTCATTTCCTTAACAGGGTGTCCCCGTTTAGAAACGTGGATATCTTTATTCGTCGTGAGTTTTTCGTACTTTGAATGTGGAGAAATATCGATCAAAGTATGTGTGCCGTCATCAAGATTAAAGTCATTATTTATATCATGGATTTCCTTAACATTAAACCGAATCTCTATAAGTCTACAACCGCTCTGAATATATTTTTCTGGATAAATAGCATTGTGAACAAAATAGGTGGACGTAGATAGAATTGGAATGTTTGCATCGGCATACCCCTCTGTAATAAAAAGGCAGTTGTTGTAGTCGAAGTCCTTGGGATAATTATTATCGTCAAACCAGTATGTGTCCTTTTCAAACCCCTGCTTAAATACCTTCACCCACATGGCATGAATATATGAATGGGTATGTGTATGAAGAGGAAATCCCCAAACAATAACTTTTGAATATGAGTCTAATCGTTCCTTTTCGTGTTGGGTCAGTTTATCAACATACATTTTAGATATACCGAGTAGGTATCACGTAATAGCCTTGTAGCGTGCTAGAATGTCAGTCGTGTTCAGATGAGGCAGTTGAATGTAGTAGCTATAGTGTCCTACAACACAGCTTCCATATAGAATATTCGGCTTGTTATTGATCATTGGATAATAGAACCCAATCCAACTCTCTTCTTCTTCGGTTGGAACACCTTTCATGTCCTCGCCCCTCCACGAAATCGCCTGAATAGATACACACTCAAAGTTCGTGAGCTCTACGTTTGGTATGTAAAGCTTCTCCGGATTTTTTGTGTTTTCAAGAAGCCCCCGATGAAGAAATTCACAGAACTGTGTATCGCCCCAGTACAGGGGATCGAGAAAGGCCGAACCAGGAAAATAATCATGCAGGCGAAGGGTTGTTACATCACGAGATCGAACGTTATCAACATTGATTTGCGATTGAACAGATTTCCATCGTTCGAGAATGTCAGAGGATCGCGGATACCGAAGTACACCGTTCTTCTGAAGGAATGCTGACGTAAAGATGTTGTTTATGATGATTGGGTAAACCATGAAGTGTGTTGTGTCTGCAATTCGAAACTGAATAAACCGCTTGAAGCCATCGATATCGATATACACGATATCGTCATCCAGACGTACATAAACAGTATCAGGATCATTGCAGTAGCTGAAAAAATGCCCTATGACTGAAGGTGTACCGAATCCCGGCTGTTCCCTGTCAAACAGGCGAATGATCTTTGTATAGTCGTTCTCTAGCGAGAGAACGTACTCGCGATCTCCATCGTTTTTCACGTTGAACCAGAGATGCCATTCGTTGATAACACCCCGGGAGTATAGCTTGTCCATATATGTCTTCAAAATAGATAGCGTCGCCCGACGACCTGCTGGTGTTACGCAAACAACTTTCATTGTTTATACGTTTCATAAACGTTTAAACCCGTACAAGTAAGGTATAAACAGATGAATTCTTTGATTACAAATAATTTTTTCACAGAGTCTCATCGCCGAAGGGAACTGCAGTCTACAATAATGGCGATGCCACTTGGAGGAGAACATCGAAACGTGGACGCACAGATAAAGTGGATCGGTATCATGGAAGCTTATGAGCTACTTGGTTTAAAAGGAGGATCGCTTATAGATGTTGGGTGTGGAACCGGTCCTTTAGCTGAATATTTTGCGAAGATTATTCCCCGTGTCTATGCGATAGATAAGTTTGTAGATTGTGAAGGTTATCCCCATATGCGTGATCGGATAAAGGCTGGAGTCAACTTTATATGCGATGATTTTACAGTGAATACTACATTGCCAGAAAATACATTTGACGTCATTACAGATGCATGTGCGGTTGCATGTAGTATGGATATCGATAAGTCAGTCGAAAAAATATCGAAACTGTTAAAGACAGGAGGTCATTTTATTATGGTTGGTGATACAAATCTAAGCACGGTGTCGGGAAACTTTATGAATCCGTCCGCATGGATAACTACGTGTAAACAGCATGGTTTAAACCTTGTCGGCGATTACACAGAGGTATCTACCAACCTGTTTGTTGTGAATGAAAATTATAAGAATTATGGAAGACTAAACATCGTTCGTCTATGTTTTCAAAAAACGCACTAATTTCGTAAGAGAGTTAGACCAATATTCAATGGTCTCTTAGGTATCTTATACAGGGACATCAAATCACGAAGCATGTGTTCTGCAAGGCCTCCACACGTAGTTGATGGCTCAACTGTATTTGGAAGTCGTTCTGATTGTCTGTAAAACTGAAACGTATTGAGGTACTCCATCATTAAGTAGAGAGACGCATAGACGTTCATGATGGCATTACTACCAAAGTTGATCCAGTCTGAAATAAGATTATCACCCTGCCCAATTTCCTGATAATAGATGAAGTTTGGATCATACTGCGAGCATGCAAGGGGTGCACGCGGTAGAGAATCAAAGCGGAGACGAATCACATAATCGTAAACAACCCTGTTCTCATTTCCATAGACTTCCTTGAGTTCATTGCATTTATAGATTGAGTAGTACATACTTGTCATTTGCTTGATCATGTGTTCCTTATGTTGCTGTCTGGTCCAGTCTTTGTGCTTGTTCATCTCTATAAAGTTGTTTAGGCGTTTATCGGAGACGTTAAGAAGCGGACGAGAAAAATTGCGAGGAGGTTCAACCAAATATCGAACCGGATTATATGCTTGAAGAACACGCATGTCTATATCTGGTTCAAGAGCACAGTGACCATTGTCTGCGTGTGATTTTTCCATATATAGAGCATTCTTATCGAAATGCATATGGATAAACACATCCGCATCGTTGGGTTCAATGATGAACTTCTTAATGTATGGAAACGTCTCAAGAGCACGCCTAGGTTGACCAGATATACAGACTGCAACTTTCATTGTGTAGTTACATGAAGGTATCTTTAATCCATTTCCACACCCCCTGTTTTGCATCTGGACTCTCTATGAACGGTAGAGTTCCAACAACGAGTGCAAATGTGACCGAACGGAGATGTTCAATTGATATATGTCTCTTATGAACATGCTGCATGAAATGATCTAACAGTTCCCTGTGATTCATTGGGAGGTTATCTCCATTCAGAACACTATCATATCCCAAAAAGGACTGATAGAGTTTTCCATAGTCGTAGAGTCTATCACCCCCCGTTGTCAAAACGCCGTCAACAACTCCCTTCATATCAATAACTTTTATCGTCCCAGTTGAGAACTCTTCAATCATATTGCTGAACCAGAGATCTCCGTGTATAAACGAAACAATCTGACTGTCAGCAGAAAGGTACCTTTCCAGTTTTTCTAGACATGCCGATTGAATATCTGCCGAGTCTTCGAACGGGTAATCCTCTGTGCGTTCAAACCGTTTCTTCAGTTTGACTATATAGTTTCTATACACATGATCGCGTGTGATGTTTGTGATTCCTCCACGGTTGTGCAGGAGATCCATAAAGTCAAATATCTTATCGACCCTTTCTATTGAAAGCAGTCCTGACTTGTACAGTGTATAGACTGGAACACCTGTAATATGATCTATCCGTAGACACCCCTCTTCATAACTGACAAACCCCGGAAAGTATGAAGATATACTCGAAGACTTGGGAATAGATTGATAATAGAATGCTTCTCCACGCAAGAATTCATGCAACCCTCGTTTTGTAACAACCGAACCTTCTACGGTAAGTGTATTGTGTTTGTTTGGCGATAGAGAATTCATAGGTGGATTAGGAGTGACCGGACCTATATACCCCATGCTGGAGATATCCTGCCTGTACGGATTTACAGCTCGGTCGTCGATATAGATGTCGGCATATGGCTTTCCAAAAATCAGTTCATCATAGGGTATGTTAAACTTGTCTAGTGTATCAAACGTAATTCGTCCTATATCTCGGCATACTGCTCCGACGTTGTACGCGTGGGTCTTCATACGACGAGCAGTGTGTATAATTATGGTATGCCCCTCTGACTTCATTTTCCTTGCGAGGTCAATCATTGGCTGTACAGGAAGAACACTCGTATAGTCTCCAGAAATACTAGGGTATGTTACCAATGTATTGTCAAGATCAAAGCATACCCGCATGTGTGGCTTCGGAATATAGGTCCAAGTATCACGCAGTTCTTTCAAGGACCCGATATGACGAATTTTACCTGGAAACTCAACGCCATAAATAGGGTCACCAGACTGTAACATCGACTGAAACGCCATAGACATATACAGTTCCTTCTCTCCAGTTCTAGACAGAATATTCGTAGCAACTGTTCGAAACTGTTCCATCGATTTGAATCCGTAGACCCCGCAACAGAATAAATCAGAGATCCTCTGTTTTTCCTTAAAACACGTCACCCGCGATTCCTTATCAATTGTCAAAAAACTAAAGGCTTCTGATGTAGACGTATCGCGTGCATATCCTAGGAATGCATGATCCTTACGATCGAATAGTGCAACTGGAAAATTGTAAAGAACATCGTTATCAAGAAAAACGATATTTTCGTCTGAATCGGGAAAGCCCCTGGTTCCAAGGAAGGCCGATTCAATAGGACCACGAGTGAAATACGGAAGATAACTGAAGGTGCACGTCTTCGTCTTGAACTCGTTGATTACAACCTCTTCAAAATTGTACTTGCGAAGATGTGGAGCAACAATAAAATGAAGGGTGTCCACCGGGATTGATAAAAGAGCGAACGAAATAGATGGCTTACCGTAGATCATATTCAAAGGCTTTGGCAGTGAATAGTCTTCGAGGCGAGTTCCAGACCCGCCACAAAGTATAACAACTTTCATTGGTGTAATATGTGAACACGGCGTAAAATAGTTTACGATGCCAACTGCACAGTATACAATGGAGTTCTACATCCTAATTAACAAGTCTATCGATCAAACAATACTACCTCATTTTCTTCCTTCCAGATTGTTTTTATTGCTCTCTTTGTTTTCGGTTGGTTACTATCTATAAAATAGTAATGCCCCATAAAAATACAGTAAGATAAAAAATTATACGTGGGATATATCGTGTTAGGCGGTGCAATGATAAGTTTGTTATTCATCTTATTGATGAGCAGGCCAGAGATTGATTGATCGTGCCTATGTCCGGATTTAACTTCACGCTGCTCGTCCCAAAAATCGTGGGTTACTCCCTCTACTGGTCCTAGACTCGCACATTCGTCAATAAGATTGTAGTGTAGCCATTCTTCTACAAATTTGACAGATTTATCTGTCTTCTGTAAGACCATCATTCCACCTGCGTGTTGAAGACTATACTTGTATTCTTCTAGATTCATGCGTTTCATACATCGGTCTAGTGTATAAAATTCGTGCCGATGATAGTTTTCTTGTGGATCACCCATATACATACAAATTGCAGGCGTTAATATTCCACCGTTGTGGGTGCAAAGTTCTTTAATACTATCAAGGGTATAGCCTTCCTTAATTTTTGGTTGTGTGTCGATAAACTTCCACAATTCAGGAGACACGTCGTTGTAAATCAAAAAATCTCCATAATCTATCTTAGAAAGTCCTTCGAGTATTGCGTATGGTTTGTAACACCGTCCGTTCATATCTGGGGGTATTTGATCCAACATCCTCTTATTCTTCTGGTAAAACTCTGTCTTCTGAATATCGTCAAAGGTGATAAACAAGTAGTCTGTTATCCCAAATGATGGATTGTTGACTGAGAAAAATTCTAAAACTTTAGATTGTGTTTTTCCATAAACGCCCCCCTTTCTTCCAGACCTGTCATCTGAAACGGTTACAAATATTGTTTTCATGTATTATTCCTATAAATTAGATCAATACACTTCGTAAAAACGCACTGTATTGAACCCCGTTCCCGGGACTCGTTATTTATTTTTTAAGTTTATATCACCACCACACACCACCAAACAGTACCACCACCGTGTAACTGTTTAGTTGGAGTACGCGAGGCCACCCATGCCGGACATGACGCGGAGCACGTTGTAGTTGACGGCGTAGATGCGGACCTTCGCCGTACGCTGCTGCTGGACCGTGTTGACGGACAGCGTGAGGTTGAGCGTGGCCTTGTCGATACGCGAGAAGTTGCACGTGCCGCTGGGCTGGTGCTCCTCGGGCTTGAGGGCGAAGGAGTACACGTTGATGCCCACCGACGGCGTGCGGGTGTGGTGCTGCCACGGCTGCACCTTGTCGAAGTAGCGGCCCTCACGCTCGTCAAAGCGGTCCTGGCCGTTGAGCTGCACCTTGGCGACCTCCACGGGGTTCTTGCCCTCGCACTTGACGTTGGAGGCGAGGATGACCTTCGCGAGCAGGTAGTTGGTCGTGCCCTCGAAGAAGTTGTCCGCCTGGATCGTGCCATCCGAGCCGTAGATCTGCGAGCCCGTCGACAGACCCGCACCCGACGCAGCACCGACACCCGGCAGGTAGGGGGCCGTCTGGCCGCCGAATGCACCGGAAGGAGCACCCGCACCCGACGAGAGACTCCACGTGGGGACAGGCCCATCAGCGGTGCCGTTCGTGGCCAGGGCACCGCGGCCCAGGACCGCCGTCACGATGCCCTCCGTCGACCAGTCATCGGAGTAGTTGAAGGGCTGCTGGCCCAGGGCCTCCTGAATCCACGGCGTCGGGGGGGCGTTGCAGTCGACGAACGAGTCACGCTGGACAATCCACACCAGCTCCTTGACGGGGTGGTTGAAGTTCATCTGGATCTTGTTCGAGGAGGCCGTGACCGTCTCGTCGCCCGTGAACTGGAGCTGGTCAATCAGGTACTCGTGCGACTGCTGGGCAAACCGGCGACGCTCCTCCGTATCGAGGTAGACGTAGTCAATGTACAGCGACGCGGCAACCAGCTGGAGCTGGGACACGGCCGTGACACCGTTGCCCAGGTTGATCGTGGACGGGTACGTCGGCAGGGTGCCGTAGGCGTCCTCCTGGGCGACATCAGCGTAGCAGCAGTTGTAGTTCTGCTCGAACTCGACATTGATGCGGACCTCGTGGTACTGGAGGGCGATCAGCGGGATGGCCAGGCCGGGGTTGCGGCAGTACCAGAACTGCAGGGGGATGTACAGCGTCTTCAGCGGCGTGCCGGCACGGGACAAGCACGAGTTGGTGGCCTCCGAGGCGGCACACGTGGCGTCCAGGGCGACACCAGCGGCGTCCTTCAGCAGCACGAGGTCGGCCGAGTTGCCCACCATGTCGTCGAACGACACCTGGGTACCCAGGGGCTGGGTCAGCTGCGTCCAGATCTGCATCCAGTCGCCGTACTGGCGGTCAATGCGGGAGCCGCCGATCTCGATCTCGACCTGCTTGATCAGGCGGTGGCCGACGTAGTTCAGCCAGCGGAAGCGAGTGTTGGGCACCAGCAGGTAGATCTGGGGCAGCGTCACCTGGATGTACGTGCGGTACATCAGATCGGCGTTACGGCTGATGACAGCCGTGACACGGCGGCCGAAGTCGGCCTGGCCGTTGAACGTCACCTCAATCGCCTCCATGGCGAAGTTGGTGTGACGCTTGTACAGCACCTTCCAGAACGTAATCTGGGGGTTGCCGGAGATATAGATGTCCTGGGCACCGTACGAGACGAGCTGCATAAGTCCACCTCCCATTGTTGTTTATGCTCCTTACTGACATTATTTTTTTCTCACGGACAGCGGCACGGCGGGTTTCCCTCCACCGTGTGCGTTGGGGTATAAGATATTTTTTTCTCTTCTATTACGGAAAATGGTAGACGTGTTCCTGTTTCCGACGTCGAATGTTCTGATAAATACGTTCCTTCGATCGATCATTGTCATCCTCGTTATGAGCATGGGGTTTCAGACATCGTGGTACGAAGCCTACTGGGGTGCAGTCATTCACGATGCCATATCTCTTTTCATTGTGCGGTCGTACATCGGGTAGGAATAATCCGCGTTCAGTATAATTAATGAGTGGTGCAACCATAGAATACTCATCGAACATTGCATCCAGTTTAAACGGAGATCAGATTTCAGCAATGTGTATCGCTCCTTCCTTATTCGGCCTTAGGTCGTACTGGAACAATTTCTTTTTCGGGACATCGAACGGAAACCTCTACAACTTCAACGAAGGCACGAACACTATTCGTCAAGTTAGTATTTCAGGGTATACTGGAACACTGAACGGACCAATAACCGCATTAACAACCGACCCTGCTGGAAAGTACCTGTTTCTCGGATCTCCGTCCGATGGAAAACTCCTACGCCTCGGGCTTTCACAGTTCAATCGTACCGGGGCGATGAGCGTAGACAGCAACATCTACGTTCATGGCACAAACACAGGGGGAATCGTAGTAAACTCACAGAATACAGTGTACTTTATAACTGCCAACGGTAATGCTATTTCGACGGTCAACAATTACGGTCTTGGTCTTGTCAATCTCGTGTATCAACAGGCTGTTGGATCGAACTCACTGTTTGCAAGTGTGGCTTTGACCCAAGATGAGACACGCCTGTTTACGGTGGATTACTATACTGGAAACCTTTACTACTACGATTTCATATCTGGCCAAACCACGTTGCAGGAACGCACTGTCGCATCTGTAGATAGTCGTATTCAAGGTCTGGCACTTCTGTCGTCCAACGATATCCTGTTCACGAAAACGCGATCAACTGTTCCGGGAGTGTACCTCTATGATATTGAAATGGCTACAAGTGTACTTGTTGCCGGAGGAGGAAGTAATACGTTAGGAACTTCAGCAAGGGGGTATCAATTCATAAACCCGAACCAGATCGTACTTGATCCCAACGGAAACTTATACGTTACCAGCCTCGACCCTTTCAGCAATCAATTATTTACCAAAATTGAGTTCCAGCCCTTTGTGCGGTCTACAATTGCTGCCCAGGTACCTCAACAGAAATTCGCAAACTGCGGACTTCCCCTGCCTGGATTCTGCAAGAAGGCCGTCATCCCGTTTAATCCGAGAGAATACTGGGGCTTTGCTCCCGCTCAGAGAATTCCCACCAAACGTGCATCACCTGCCGACGTTCGCTTATCATGTATCAACGTCGCAACTATTCTGTGTCCTACTATTCCTCCAAGCCGTGTATTTCCTGGTGGCAGCAATCCTCCTCCTCCTCCTGTAGACCCTGTCTACCCAGTAGAAACCGCAACGGCACAGTACACTCAGGGGTTCGTAAGTACCGGGACGATGACCTCCCTGCGGCCTCCATCCACAATTTCAGTTGTAACTGTACCCGACGCACAGAACACGCGTGTCATTACCCCGCTCGTATTTGGACCCCAGGGGTACATTTACTCGATGACTCGTTCTGGGGTTTTGACGGTGCTCACAACGTCTGGTCAAACAGTTGCTCCTTCTGTGCAATTTACGTTCAGTCAGCCGTCAGCCGTATCAACTCCCGTGGTCGTATCTGCAACCGGTCTTGCAGCCTTCGTAACGGATCCTGGCCTGTTGATTGTCATAAATCAGAACGGGACCCTTGTATTTAATTACGCTCTCAACCAACAGATTGCTGGTGCACCCGTCTTCATAGATACACAGTCTCTTCTTGTTTTGGCATACGGTAACTCGATTACGGCCTGGAACATAGCAGGCTGGAGTGAAGTATGGACATCGGGTCTCGCCAACGATCAATTCAAGAGTTCTTTAACAACTGATGGCATATCTGTATTTGCTGGAACTGTCGGAGGAAACGTCGTATCGTACAGCGTGAATAACGGCTCGTTTTATTGGTCTTATTCTACCGGAAGCACACTTCCAATTCAACAACCTCCGTTCATCAGTGGAAATTTACTGGTAACGTTCAAGACATCAAATATTTACGTTATAGACAAGACCACAACGAGAGGAGGAGGAGCCAATGATACTATTATCACACTTTCGGGGATAGGAACTGTCCAGTCAACACCCCTGTTATTTACTGACCAAGTAGGTACGACATGGGTGTATTTCACAACGACATCGAATCGGCTACACGCAGCTGGAGGATTTCTAGGAGTCGCGAACCCGTACATTGATTCGAGCGGGGGCAATGTAAGCCAGTACTGGCGTTCGAGCGAATCGAATATTTTGCCAGGAACGACTCCCGTCATAGATGGAACCAATGCGTTGTATTTGTGTGGAAGCCCAGGGTTTGTGTACAAGTACATACAGCCTACGACGTATCCTAGCACTGTCATCGCCAGCAATACTACCAACGGCACAGTGTACAATAACGTAAGTGGAGATATATTTACATCTCCTATTCTGAGCAGCCAGAACCAGTTGTCGTTCACCTCGTATGATGCATCATACAGGAACTACATCTACACAATATCTTCTGCCTAATGAATAATGTCATCTTCAGGCCAAACTGCGGTTGCCGCTCTCATCGATATGGCCAAATCCAAGGGTATTGAAATCCCGTCTGGGAACCGCCCAGAATGGCTGGTGACTCTGCTGCACAAGTACGGTTCAGCGGCAAAGGCGGGAGTCCCGGCGTCCGCGGATGAGCTTCTAGCTACACTTGCGGGAGTTTACAGTGCGGGGTGTGACCCCGATCTAGCGGATGTCATGTCCGAGGCGATTGTCGGGTTGGGTGTCCCCGAGCCAGGTGCGTTGGGCGGCCGCAGGCGGCGTGGTCGGAAGGTTGGCGGTGGCTTCCGTGAATTAGGAGGTGCGATCGCGAAGTTCTTTACGACACAGTGCCGTCGCGGAGCCACCACAGTTGACAAGATCACCACCGATATGGCAGAGGCCATTGAGGCAAAGAGTGCGGAGGCAGAGGCCAAGCCGGTGGATATTGTAGGGGCTCTCAAGTGGGCGTCAGCTGCAGGGGCAGTGGTGGTAGGAGTCAACGAGGGTCTGCGAACGGCCGTGGTCAACGGCCTCATCAACGTTTCCGCTGCCATGCCTACCTTTGGAACGTTGTTGACCAATACCCTGTCTGCTCTTGAGTTCTCTGCTCAGGTTGCGGCTGGAAGCGGAGTGATTGCGGGACAGACAGGTGTGGCTCTGTTCTGCGTCTACATCGTCTACATCCTGCGTGAGAAGCTCATTCAGGGTGGAAAAAGCCTCCTGTCGCTGGACGGCAAGACGATCTGGGAGGCGATCAAGCCCCTGGTTACGGACTCCAAGTTCAAGGAGTTGATGGCGGATCAGGAAAAGGAGCGTCAGGCCATTGCTATCCTGGACGCCGAGTTGGATTCCATGAAGCGTGAACTGAAGCCGGAAGTCCGTGCGGCCTTCTCTATCCCCCCGACTCGTCGCCGCCGGGCATCCCTGGCAGCTCTTCGTTCTGCTCCTCCGCTGCCCACATCCGACGCAACTCTTGGTGATGCCGTCAATGGCCTTGTTGCCATGGTGACCGGACCGCCAAAACCTGGCGGCCGCCGTCGTCGGCACACCAAGACCAAAAAGGCGGCGGGACGTCGTCGTCGGCACCGCCAGACTAAGCGGGCGAAATCATTTTAGGTGAGATGTGCATCGCCTCCAATTCCTGTAGCCACAGCTTGACAGCGTAAGGAATGGTCTTGTCCTCCAGACCGGACTTTGCACCACACGACCTACACTCATAGAGACGATCCTTCTCATTGATTGTAGCGAGAGAACCACACCCAGTACACACACCGGCATTGAACGGATCGCTGACATCCATCAGACGCTCCTTTGTGAATACAGCGGCACCGTGCGAGATGAAACAGTCACGCTCCATCTCACCGACACGCAGACCACCATCACGAGCCCGACCTTCGCATGGCTGGCGGGTCAGAGACACGATAGGACCACGGCCACGAGAATGGGCCTTGTCGATGACCATGTGCTTCAGCCGCTGGTAGTGTGTGGTTCCCATGAAGATCTCCACCTCCATCATTTCGCCAGTCTGACCGTTGTACATGATCTCGTTGCCGTACGGATGCATCCCAAGATTCCGCATGTGAACCTTGAGATCCTCCATTCCGAGATGAGAGTACGGCGTGCCATCGCCCAGATTGCCTGTGCGGACCCCGATCCGGCTGTACATCGTCTCGAGCAGCTGGGCGATCGTCATGCGGGAAGGAATAGCGTGAGGGTTCATGATGATGTCGGGACGCAGGCCAGAGGCGGTGAATGGCATATCGCACTCGTCCAGGATCATGCCGCACGTACCCTTCTGCCCGGCACGCGATGCGAACTTATCACCGATCTGCGGGGTACGCTCGGAGATCACACGAACCTTGACGAACGGGTACCCGTCCGAGTTCTTATCCTGCCACACCCCGTCGATACGGGCAGGCTCAGAGTTCTTGTGTGTCGTCGACAGGTCACGGTAGAGGTACCCGTGTGGGTCAGACCGCAGGTTCACGACCTTTCCAATCACCACATCGTTCTCCTGGACAACAGCGTTCTTGATAGGAATCCCGTTCTCCTGAATCGCGTTGTACGAGGTGTTCTTGTACCCCTTCGTGTTCTCGTGCCTGGCCTTGGAGAACCGCTCCTCACGGCCAGAGGCTACATTGCGGTGTTCCTCGTCTTTGTACACTGTGTAGTAGTACCCACGCATGAACCCACGCTTGAGGGAACCGCGATTGAGGATGACGGAGTCCTCCTGGTTGTATCCAGAGTAACACGCGATCGCGACAATAGCGTTGCACCCGGACGGCATCTTGTGCATGTTCAGAATGCTCATAATCTGCGTCTCCACGATCGGACGCTGGGGGGACGCCAGGAGGTACGCGGCCTTATCCAGGCGGCGATGATAGTTCGAGGCGTACAGCGTCATAGCCTGCTTGGCCATGGCCGACTGGTAAGCGTTACGAGGCGACTGGTTATGGTTCGAGAGTGGAATGATTGAGGCCATGTGACCGAGAATCATGTGGGGATGAATCTCACAGTGCGTGTGCTCGGACGTGACCTCCCCAGGGAACATCGCGATACGAACGACCTCGGACTCGTTGGCATCGATGTACTCTACGCACGACCGCACCCACTCATCCCAGATATTGGAGGTGGGCTTGGGTAGGAGCTTGCCGTCCACAACACGGAAGATCGGACGAACAAGGCGGCCGGCGTCTGTCTCGATCAGAATACGATTCAGCATAATATTCCAGGCAATTGAGATGTGTGGGTGGATCTCACCAGAGTGCTTCGAAGCCTTGAGCTTGGCGTGAACCTCTTTCGGGGAGTTCGTGTACGCTACAATCACACCGTTCACGAGAATCGCGACCTGTCCGGTCGTCCACATAGTCTCGACCCAGACAACATCACCGATCTCCTTGAGGCGATTCAGAACAATGAACGATGGAACGTGGGAAGAGACCGTAGACATCAGGCTCATCGTCTTGACAATACCTACTGAATGACCTTCCGGAGTCTCCACCGGACACACGAACCCCCAGGATGATCCATTGAGCTTGCGAGGAGCCAGAAGCTTGCCCGACTTTTCTACCGGCGTCTGGATACGGCGGATGTGTGAGAGCGTGGCATTGTAGGACAGGCGGTTCAGAACCTGCGAGACACCAGACTTGGTGGCGTTGGACAGGGAGGTAGACCCCGACGTCCCAAGACCCTGGACTGTGAAGTTGCCCGTGGCGAGAGCCTGCTTCAGCTTGCCTTCGATGGAGGACACCTTGAGGATCTTGTAGAGGTTGGAGAGCACCAGGACATCCAGCGGCTTGCCCGACCGCTTCCAGTTATCGTTATTGATCTCGTGGACGAACTTGGAGCGGATATCTTTGCACACCTTCTGGAACAGCTGGCGGAACAGGTGCGTGAGCAGGGCACCCGTAGTGACCACCCGCTTGTTGGGGTAGGCGTCACGGTCATCCTGCGGGATCTTGCCGTTGGCGGTGTCCAGTAGCTTCTTGACCATGCTCGCAATGATCTTGACCTTACGAGCAATCAGAACCCCGGGCTCAAGAGTCTCTCCGGACAGCGTAACATGGGGAAGGAACTCGGTGAGGAGAAGGGCACGGACGTGGCCCGTCTTGTCCTCTGTGGCGGGAGGGTACTGGAGGTGGTGGGAGAGATACTCGATAGCCTCCTGTTGCGAGAAGACGCCAATATCCGCACACTCCTTGAACGATGCCGCCAGATAATCCGTGTCATCAACATTCAGTAGGCGGTAGGCGTCGCGATCCTTGGTAATGCCCAGGCAGCGGAAGAAGACCATGAGGGGAATGTCCTCACGGAAGCGGGGAATGCAGATGGAGAGCGGGTAACCCAGACCGTTGAACTTGGCGGAGACACGGATCTCCAGCTTCTTGGGAGGCAGAGTAAAGCTCTCGTGCAGGGACTTCATCTCTACCGAGTGGGAGTGCTTCGTCGTCGCCTTCTTGTTGAGGAAGACCATGATACGGTTGTCAGCCACCTTCTCCTGCGACAGAATGACACGCTCACCGCCATGCACGATGAAGTAGCCCAGGGGATCCTGTGGGCACTCGCCCAGCTCCTCCATGGACATCGGGTAATCCTTGAGGACACAGAGCGACGACCCCAGCATTACAGGGATCTTTCCGAGAGAAATACCCTCGAACAGCTTGGTCTCCTCCTTGAACTCCGCGAGCTCCGGGCCGCTGTACGAACGGACCTTCAGCCGAATGTCCACAAACATCTGGGCAGAGTAGGTGAAGTTACGGATACGGGCCTCGCACGGCAGCATCTGCTTCAGACGGCCGGTAGCCTCCTGGATACGCGGCTTCATATACGACACGTTGTCAAACGATAGACGAAACTCGTACTTGTACTTCTTCGTCACCTCGTCCTGGTCGTGCCACACCACGATGGGGGGTGTCGACCGAAGGATCAGCGGAAGTTTGTTACGAAGGAAGTCCTCATACGGTTCAATCTGCGACTCGGAGAATCTGGAAATGCCCTGCTTGAAATATGCCCGGATAGCGTCCATCCTGTTCTTGTAGACACAGCGTCGCCGTAAGACATTTTATCCGTTTTCTATAAGAGGAACAGTTATGGCTCCAGATCCTACAAAGTACAAGGTGAACAAGGTACGAGGAGGCGGAGATCTTATCATAAATGAGGCGACCGACCCCGCATTTAACGGCGAGGATAAGTCGGTGCGGATTGATACCATTACCGCCCCGCCGATACCTGCGGGTATTCCGGGTGGCCCCGGTATGGGCGGTCGTCGCCGTAGGTCGTCCAAGACGTTCCCGCGTGGTATTCTGCGTAAGACTGCCAAGATCCGCCCAACAGGAAATCCGTCGAAGGCCCCGCCGACACGCAAGAGGTCTATCAAGTTGATGACGGAGGGAGGAATCGAGAAGGCCCGCAAGACCGCGAAGGCGAAGGCTGCCCGCATGGACATCGCGACAATACGTAAGAAACTGATTGAGAAGAAGATTATCGGCGGAGAAAAGAAGGATATCCCCCCTGCCGTTCTTCGTACGTTATATGCCGACTCGGTCGGAGCTGGACTTCTTTCTTAAACGTTCTATACAATGACAAAAGGTTGGGGACCGTTAGGCTGGGCTACCCTCCATTCTGTATCAGCACTGTACCCCGACAACCCATCTGCACTTGAACAGGAAATGTTCGCTCGATGGCTTGTTTCGTTTACTCAAACCATTCTGTGTCCGAGCTGTATGAAACACTTTTCTGATACAATTGCCGCGTACACGCATATAAATCCGTCCTGGAAATCAAGTCGCCGGGGTGTCGTAGAGTTCGTGATGCGTGCTCACAACTCTGTGAATTCCCGCAACCACAGGAAGGTGTACACGTTCGCAGAGAGTATAGCGGAACTGGAAACGATTCTCCCACCCGCCCTATCATCGATTCGTCGTCAAGAGTACCTTTCCTACATCCGTAATGATTGGATGAAGAATATGACGATAGAGGGAATTGCTACCGCTCCTAGAATCCGGGAACTCAATATGGTAGAAGAGAACTACTGGTCCAAACGAACCTTCGAATGGTACCAACTACTCCCGTTCTCCGATATCAACGTATCTCCTATGTCAAATGTGTCATCGTCGTTGACAAACTCAGGGGGAACACTGATCCCCAAACTTAACATGCCTCAGGGAGGGTTTAAACTCAAGACATTTGGAAAGATTGGACCGTTGTCAAGTCTTCGGTCTTGATAGGAAGAGATATGCGAGGCTCGCATTCCCACTGAAATTTACGCATCCATGGGATCCGCGTATCTGTTTCCTCGTTGTAGAACTCATCGGGAAACAGTGCACGCTTATGTGCCCTACGAAGGGACGCCTGGGGAAGAATAAATTGCAGCTGCTTTGTCACTGTGAAGTGAGGAGCAAGGCCAGACCACGTCGGAACTGACTCTTCATACCGAACAATCTGCGAGACTAGTGGGGCTTCGGCGTATGGGTACACCCAGTTCCAGTCCAGGCATTCGTTCTCGAAGAAGTAGTGCAGAGTCCAGTGAAACGTCTTCCAGAACGCCTGAACAACTTGGCGAGTATCGTCTACACCGTCCAGAATATGGAGATTGTACCGCTGCTCGAAATGCTTGGCGTCGGTGGACAAGATTGCTCGCTCGGCAGGGTTCTGTCGTGCCCCGATTTTTTGCTGGTACACCTTGATTTCCTGTGTGGCGGCAGCTCGGAGGAAAGCCTGACGTCCCTCGGCTGTCATCAAGTTGGGAGACCCGGCCTGGAGGTAACATTCCATCGCCCGTTCGTGCCCTCCTTCGCGAAGAGAGAACATACCAAGCGGAGGCATGAAATCATTACCGAAACATAGAACACAGAGTGCAACGTACCTGTGGGCAGGAATGGGAAGAACTCCAGCTAGGGCATGGACGGATAGTACGGAGAAGCCCTCGACCTTGGACTGGAAACTCGGGTTTTCACGGAGAAGCCAAAGCTGGGGACACAAAGTAGTTTGGGTCAAGGAAAGAAGAATGAGGTCGGCATCTAGACCGTAGACTACCGTATTTTGCCGGTGGGCGGGGGTCAGGGTCTTCATCCACTCAAATAGTTTGTGCTCGCCTTCGCCTGGAAGATCGGTGGACGATACTACGGCATGGGGCAGCCGAGCCCGAACCGCTTGGTCGAGTTCTTTCATGTACGGCGTTCCCGGCGAGATCTGATTGCGATCAAAGACGGGAGTACCCTCGGGAGTCCGGAAACGGCGGTACCGTTGCTGGACAATCTTGCCGTACGGAACCAGACCGTCCATCGCGATGTACAGCAGTTTCGGCTGACACGTTTCGTCCAACAGCTTGAGAAGTGCTTCTATCACGCTCTCAATCGGCCGGGCATCATCCATGTAATTGTGGATCAAACAGTTGAAGTCTACCGCAAGAATATCGGGCTGGAGTTTTGCACGAACACGGGACACGACATTCTTGTGGGCTCGGATGAGACTGATGAAGTAGTACGGTATGCCCATTTATGTATATAAATTGTCTTACCCGAAAACAATTGGGATGACCGAAACACTTTACTGGGCGATCGGAATCCTTGCCCTCGCTGCCCTGGCATACTTTGTCATGGCTCGTGGTCCACTGCCTTCCGTATCTCCCGCACCCGCTCCCAGTTGTGGCAAGTGCCCTAAAATGAACAAAACGAATGTGGAGCCGTGGCAGTAAAGAATAGGCAACTCAACTCAAATGACACGCATTGCCGGCGTTCTACAGCTGACCAATAAGACGCGATACGGTCTGACCTCCCGCAATGTCCCCATGTATCTCTTTAGCCCTCTGAACACTGTGTTCCCCCAAATGATCGTAGCCTCCGCCCACCGCGATCTCAAGAAGAACCTCCTCGTCGTTGCCGAAAAGATAAGCGACGAGAAGCTTCCCCGTGGCCAAATCGTAGAAATCGTCGGGACGTGTGGCGATCCTCTGGCTGAACGCAAGGCTATTCACGTCGCCTATTCCCCCGACTACTGGACCAAGTTCCCGGCCATTACGGTACCCGACTGTCTTCCTCCGATCCTCGATGTGCCTACTATCAATATTGATCCAGCCGGATGCCTGGATATTGATGATTGTATCTCTATATGGACCGAGAACGGCACGACCAAGGTCGCTATCACTATTGCTGATGTGGCCGAGTGGGTGCGGGCCAATCCGTGGATGACTCACGCTCAGAATATCGGGCAGTCGCTTTACGACGGAGGTGCTCCTGCCAGGAGTATGTTTCCCAAGACGCTGGAAGGCAGAATGTCACTTCTGCCAGGTGAACGGAGGTTCGGCTACGCCCTGATCTTCACCTGGGCCGGTGGGGGTGTCTACGATCCTCACTTCAAGGAGATCGTGATCATCAACCGGGCATCGTATACGTACGACACCTGCCGTCTAGCCACCGAGATCCCGATGGATACTCTTCAAAAGATCTGCGAGCATCTTGCGGGAAGGCCTCTTCACGATACGCACGACTGGGTAGCAGAATTGATGATCTTCTACAACAAGCAGATGGCCGAGGAGCTTGTCAAGATGGGCAAGGGTCTTCTCCGTCACCACTCGGCTCCTGACGGCGAGAAGCTGGATAAGTATGAGCGTCTTGGACTCAACGCCCGGATGTTTGCGTACGCTGCAGCAACGTATGAGCACGTGTCTCCGAAAGTCCAGCACTGGGGATTCCAGACTCGGTACTGCCACGGAACCTCCCCGATTCGGCGATGGGCGGATGTGGTGAACCAAATGGCAATGAAAGGAATGTCAGTCCCCAACGCCAAGGAGGACTGTAACCGCCTCCAGAAGTTCGCGAAGAAGCATGCTCGCGACTTGGCCTTCCTGGATATTCTCCAGAGGAAGCCTGAGAATATCAACGGGGTTGTGGTCTCGCCCACCCGTATATGGATCCCCGACTGGGAACGCCTAATTACGTGTGCCAATACTCTGCCCGAGGGATCTCCAGTAACTGTCACATATTTCCTGGATATGCAACGACCTACCTGGAAACAGCGTCTGGTGTTTCATATCAAAATCAAAACGGATGCATAAGCCTCTATGGTTGGGCATCTTATACCACAAAATGCAGAATATTCATGTGATGACTGTCAAATTCAATCTGAGCGATTACCCCTACGACTACGAACTGGAGATCTGGAAGAACATCCCCGAATGCCGATACTATATTCGCGAACACGCCGATCGAACCCCCAGGGACTTTGACCAGTTCTTGACGGTGGGCCAGACTCTGCGTTGGATCCACACAGGTAAGGCCGATAGAAACTATTTGTGGAACGATATCGACTTCTTCAATGGTATTGATTTCCAGAAGAAGATTATCCTGGACATGCGGTGGGAGGAGGTGGCAGATTCAGGGGCTCTTCTACCCCTGCAGCTGAATATTACATTCCCTGATCGCCGGATTACGGCGTAAATTGTGTTTGCTAGAAGTATTGTGTATGCTGACAAGAACAACCACGGGAGAGCCTGCCTTTTTCAACCCTTCGAACAAACTTGTGAAAGTCGCAGAGATTACTGTTAAAGACTGCGACGAACAGGATCACTTTGCAGTGTCTTGTTTTACGGTATCGGGGACATTGTTCATGGACGGACGGTTTCCTCCTCCAGGTCTTACCATAGGAGCAAGTTTGAACTGGTTCCTAGGGGAGATTTTGAGGGATATTGATATTGAAGAACTCTACTTTGAAACGCATGCCCATCCCATGGGACGGCCTGCCCACGGTTGGGAAAAGCGGACATTCCTTGACGGACACTGGAAACAGTATGCCAAAAATAATATCCGCATCCGCCTGACCATACATCTCGGAGATAATCAAAACGAATCCGTTTATTGGCACACCTAATCGTATGCAAAGATGAACCGCCTTCCTCCACCTCCCATAGCTCCTGATGATCCCAACTTCTATTCAGACAACGACTACAAGGTCGGCGAATTTGATGATGAACATGACGGCGATCTCATCTACGTTCGGTGGTCTGTTCATCACAACCGAGCGTATATGTATTCTGTTCTTGACAGACCAACTCAGTGGGTCGGCCAGGATTGGACGATTCGACAGACGGTGGGAATTGGATTAGGAAAGTCGATCGATTATATACCAACCGTTGTCGGAAACATACTCTGCATCCACCGTGAAATGCCTGACGAGAACGGTCGGCCTACGAACCAGGATATTGTAAATGAGGACGAGATCGAGGACGTTCTTGATCGGAAGTGGGAGGACTATACTCCCAACCGCATTGTCGTATCTTTCTCGGCGGAGTAAGTAAGGAATGGACACTCGGAAGAAGTTTCGTGAACTGTCAAGGAAAGCACTGCTTCTTGATCGGCTAGAGAAACTACATAATCAACGGAAGAACCGGGAGACTTCTAAGAACCCGGTCGTCGTTGATCGCGAGACGGCTGCGTTTTTGCATAAGGCAATTGCGACGGCAAATAAGCGGGCATACACACGGAAGGCTGGGCGACGACGGAGGCGGCGTTAGTTGCTGAAGCACCTTGTCTCTGTCACTCCACCTGGAATTTGGAGAACGGACGGAGTACACTTTCCTCCGCCTCCGCCTCCTCCGCCAATACTTCCCGACGACGTCCTTGAGGAAGTCGAGGTCGGGGTGGAGGATGCCGACTTTGGCTCTCCGTAGATATACTTGTACGCCCAATATCCTGGATTCGGAAAGGTGTTGCCATCGGGAAACTGCATCGTTGTTTCTCCCTTTTTCGCAGCCTCAATGAGTTTTAGCTGATCTGGTTCCAGTGGCTGATTACTTGGAGAGTTATCCCTAACAATCTTCACCGCCATATCGATGAATGCGGACAGGGTAGGAGGGGAACTCTGCTGTTTCACGGCGTACGCAAGGGGTAGAACGAGACTATCCTTAAACCACGGTATAAACATCAACGTCCAATAATCTAACATATCGCCGTCGGGTGTTGTGTTGTTTTTCACAACCTGGTACGGTAGTAGGGGTATAACGTTCGCACGCGAAAACTTAATTATGGACTTGATGCTTTCAGGAGCCTTTTTCACAATATTGGCTGCCATCTGGGGTGCTGGTGTCTTGTTTTTCACCGCATCCTGATCACCTGCCTTCAATAAAGCAGATAACGCATCTATATCTGCCGCTGTGGGAATAGGGTTCACAGACGCGAACCGTTCGCGTGTAGACCTGAAGACGATGTACAGGATGACCAGGACGAGCACAGCATAAAAAATATATTTCCAGATCTTCTTCATGATCGTTATTCTTTACCCCGACGAATTTCCATAGGTCTAGAGCCGTAGGTACAGCGAGTCAGGAACCACCAAGCCCCGCACGAGATCTGGACGGATCTCACGCAGAGTTTCCAAGACCTCCAGGTTTTTCGTATACGTGGCCAAGGTAATCCATTCGTCCACGATGTTGGCTGTCTTGAGAATAGCCTTCATGAAATTGCCCTCGTACACCTCGTACTCGGCACACAGAACCCCCATCTCCTCGCCACCCATCCAGCGGTACACGATCTCGGGCCAGTAGTTGTGAATCGTCCAGTACTCTGGACGGCTCTTGGGGTTCTCGTGATCATACAGATCCTGGGCAATGACGTGTACCATCAGAAGAGCATTCTTGAGTGTATCGGGCACCCGCAGGCACGATACGGTGATGGGATCTTCCGTCTTCTCTCCCTCCACGAAACACGAGAGTAAGGCCACCATCTCGTTGCGGGGCAGCTTCCCGAACTTCCCGAACATCTTGGACATGATCAGAGGATTGCCCTCATTGATCTCTGACGCCATAACTCCCATCTCGGTCAAGGTTTCACCATCGGCGTACCCTAGCCTCTGGAGATTGACAAGGAAGGGCACTTCGATCTTCTTGGTCAACTCGATCTTCTCCTCCAGCCTAGCGATATGCTCCCGGTTCTTCTTGAACTCCTTGAACTCCTGCCACCCCTTCTCCCACTTGGGACCCACATGCTTATTCTTCCAAGAATCCAGTAGGGCCTGAACCCGCTTCCGTTCAGCATTCTGCGTCGCCCTGATCTGCGTCTCGTACATATCCCGCAATTCAAACTCTGAGACCTCTAGACCCGTATACTTCCCCTGGAGTTCCAGGACTTCTGCCTTCTGTACCGCCAACTCACGCTGACGCTGGTCGTGCCAGTACGATTTTTCCATCATCCCCAGCCATCCCGTAGTCCCATTCTGAAGACACTTCAGAAGGAAGTCGTAGTGGAAATCCATCCTAGATTCCAGGGACTGCTGCTTCCCCGTCATCATGGTTCGCACATCCTCCAGCGTCTCAGGCTTGCGATCAGGGAGGTAGTACACAAATCCTCGCGTATCTTTGCCACGCCGACCCGCCCGTCCTGCCATCTGGATATACTCGTCCGTCCTTAGCATCCGCAGATCGCCTACATCGTCATCGTACTTGCGGTAGCTCGTGAAGATCACCGTCTTGGTCGGCATGTTGATTCCCACCGCAAACGTCTCTGTCGCAAACAACAGTTTGAGATGGCCGCCAGCAAACAGCATCTCCACAATCTCCTTGAGCACTGGGAGCATCCCGCTGTGATGGAACGCCACGCCTTTCATCAGGAGACCCAAGAGGGTATGATACTGCGGAAGCATACGGAGCTCCGGGTACCGAGATAGGTGGAAGTTCACGCGGTGCCGGATGACGGCACCCTCGGACGCATCAATGAGAGTAGATGTCACCTTGGACGCATACGCTTCACAGTTCTTACGGGAGAAGACGAAGAACATCGCAGGCAACTTGTTTTCGTGCTGTAGTGTGTCCACCATCTCGTTCATTTGGTGGAGAAATCCGTTAGAACGGATCTCGCGGGCCACAACAGGATCACCAGCAACCCGAGCTTTCACAGCATCAGAATGTTTCCTATTCGCATCATCGACGCCCTTGAGATACCGAAGATAATCAGCATAGGCCTGGCCATTGAACTGGTCCTTCTCGTCCATGAGCAGCTTTTCTCGAACCCGGTGCTCAAGCGGAACCACCCGGTACTGTGTCGAGATAAGATGTGTCGGAACCTGCTTCATTTCACCGATCCACTGAGCAAAGACGTCTGGACTTTCAATTGTCGCCGAAAGCAGGACAAGCCGAATACGGGGTGGCAGGAGAATCAGGCACTCTTCCCATACCTTTCCCCGGGCGGGATCATTGAAGTAGTGGACTTCGTCGAAGACGATCGCATCAATACCGTCTAGTGAGAGAGCCGCTGTGCTCCCGATATGTTCTGTAGACGACCCGATCTTGAATAGAAGATTCCTCAGAATCTCGGTGGTCATGACCACCACCTCTGCCTGGGGCTTGAACTTGACATCCCCCGTCATGATTCCGACTTTGCCAGGGTAGAGAAGCGAGAGATCGTGGAATTTTTGATTGGATAGCGACTTGATTGGGGTGGTGTAGAATACCCGCCCGCCGTTCTTGAGCGAGTACTCGATCTGGTACTCGCCCACCAGCGTCTTGCCACTGCCCGTCTTGGCGGTGACCAGGACATTCTCGCGGGCTTGGATAGCGGCTACGGCACATTTCTGAAAGGGATCCAGAGGAAACGTGTAGTTCGTCTCGACCTCGGGAGCCTGTGATGTATCTGTGATTCTCAACATTCTTGTTCTGCTTGATTACCTCACCCTTCCCAAATTCGTTTTGGCTGTTTAGAAGAGAGTGGGGGGCATACGCTTGCAGTACGATCCGCTCGAAAAATAGTAGAGGAAGAACCAGGGACCCAGAGCCAGGGCAATGATGACACCCATGATCTTCTCACCCGTCGATCCGGAGTATCCAAAGCACACGATAGACAGGACGAACCCTATGAGGCCAAAAGTAAACCACAAGATAGCGAACGTGAAAATCAGAACGCTTTGTACAGTCCACGCTCCAGTCGGAAGTGCAGGGATGGCATCGGCCAGTGCGGTGGCAGCCGAGGTCGTGGGCAGCGAGGCGGCGGGCGAATCGGGGGGTAGAGACACAGCCGCCTTAGGATCTGGGGGGAGAGCACCACTGCGAGCGGCGGAAGTGGAAGATGCGGCCATTATATCTTACCGAAGAATTTCAATCGTGCCTGGCGGACATCCTCGTCCGTCTTAGGAAGTGGTGCTGCAGCAGGAGCGTCGTCTACCTTGTGACCCTCCACTCCGCACATGGAAATCCACTGTGCCTTGGTGATGCCCTGGAGAGTCTTGAGGCATATGGAGAGATCCTTCTTGGATTTCTTGCCCATGTGCCGAACAAACGAGCAGTTTGTCATCACAACGTACTTCTCCCATGGTCCGGTCCGCATACACAGGGCATAGAAGGTGGACAGGGCTTTCCATGTAACAATCTTCGTTTTCGTCTCCTGTTTCTTGTACTTGCACTGCACGGCCGAATAGAGTTTGCCCTTCCTTGCGACAATATCAATGCCCACATCCGGTCGCTTCATTCCCAGTTCTCCCAGGATTGCGTCAGGGACATCCGCTAGGAGCCATACGTCGTCGTATCCCTTGATGTGTTTGAGGTAGAGCACGCAGAAGTCTTCAAAGATATCGCCCCGGACCTTCTTGTTGTCTCGCGTCCGCATTTCCGTGAAGCTGTGTGCCGGTTCATTGTAGAATTTTTGGCACTCGGCTTCAAACGTGTCCCAGAGATTCTTGTTGTCCTTGTTGTCGAGAAAGATGGTATGGAGGAGTCTGTTCATTCTTGTTGTGTAAGCTGCTCCAAAACAAAAATAGACGACGGCGATCCATTTTCACCAGTATAGATAATGGCACTATACGAACTGGGTTCTGCGAAGTTCGTGCCGAACCAACTGATAAAAGAGTCGGAAATCGTAATTACGGCAGATTTCCCGCGGGAGCTTACCAAACAGGGAAAGTTCAAGGTAAACAGGATCGTTAACCTCGTGGATGGCGGGAAGCAGGTCATCAAGGCCGGAACACTCTTTTCCATCTATAACGGACGGACCATGATCTTACGTGGAGGACGTCGGAAGACTCGTAGGGCTCGGCGGTCTCTAACTCTTCGTCGCCGCAAATACTGACTTCGCAAGTGATTGTGCGTCCTCCTCGGTGATATTGGCAATCGTGCTGGCCACGCTGGTGAGACCCTCGTGAATGAGATCCCAGGCATTGTCGTCCCACGGCAGGTTTGTCGTGCGAGGACCGCGACCAGGGAAGTTTTCCAGTAGAACGCCATCCCGCTTGCCCTTCATGAACATGTAACACCGCAGCTGGATGAAATCGTACGCTGGTGGAGTCGTCCAGAACCGTTTACGATTCTTTGTCTCCACGACCTTCCCGTCCTGCATACCGTCCAGGTATCCGATGAGGCGATACGATTCGCATTCAAAGTCCACGAACGAGTTACGCTCGGTGACATCCTTGCCCGTGGCTGCTGCATGATTGTTCTCGGCCTTATCCTCCAGCCGAGTCCCCCGCCGCTTCTGGATCTCCGAGGCCAGAGCCTGGTGCTCCTGCGTCTGCTCGATCTTGGCAGCCACCTCGGGGTTCGCACACAGAAGAGCAGTCTCCGTCGCAACATCCATCTGCCCTGCGATCACACGGGCCACGGCCTCCTGGAGTGCCGGAGTTGTAGGTACCCGCTTACCCTCCAGCGTCTCCTGAACAACCTGGCGAATATGAGTCTGCTTGAAGGCCGTGATCGCCTTCTCCACCTGGTAGTCAGAGGTAGCCCCGCACGCCATGTCCACCGACTCCCACATGGCCTGAAGAGCCGGACCGCTCGCCTGGGCCACGATCTCGTTGTCCGTCTTGGCCCCCATCGTATCCTTGACACCCAGAATCACCGACTTGAACTTGGGCATCCCGGTAAGAACCTTGAGCAGAGACTCATTCTTGCTACGATACGGATTCAGGCCGAGGAGAGATGCGACATCGGAGGCTGAGAAACGGGGCTTCATCTTGTATTTTCTAGTCTAAGGTCCCAGCCTCTAAGATCCTGTTTCCGTTTTGCTTCATTTACGTGCTGTCCATTAACATTAGTTAAATGCCCATACGGCTACACATTCTGGGTCTTCCTCACACAGTGACAAACAATGATTTTAGCCACTGTGCCTACACTGGTAAGGTTCTGCGATTTCCTCGCATGATGATGTCTCGGGGATTCGAGGTCTACCATTATGGAGTCGAGGGGTCTGCGACAGAGGCGACGAAGGAAGTGCAGGTTTTGAGTCGCGAAGAATGGGATACTCTGCGTGTCATATCCTACCGTCATCTCCACCCAGAGAAGACACAAGAGGAAGCTGTGAAACATCTAAGTGATCACCGTTCCTTTATTGGAGATCTGGGAAACTGGTCAACACCGCTTTATAAGGAATTCAACGCCCGTCTTCGTCCTCTCCTTATCGCGAATTACCGAAGTACGGAAACTGACATTGTATGCCTCCCGTTTGGTATATCGCACAATACAGCTCTCGAAGGTCTTGGCTTTGTTATATGTGAGTCCGGGATAGGGTACAATGACTCTACCCGGAACTACCGAATCTTCGAGAGTTATGCTTGGATGCACCAGGTTCTTGGTGTTGAGAAGAAGTGGGGACACAATTACTGGTTTGTCATTCAGAATTACTTTGATTCCATGGAATGGCCGCTGTCGCTCACACCAAAGATGAATACGGTTGGGTTCCTTGGTCGTATCTACGACGGCAAGGGCTGTAATGTGATTGTGGAAATCGCCAAGCGTATGCCCCATGTCCGCTTCATTCTGTGTGGACAGGGCGATCCTACAAAGTATCTAACCCTGCCAAATATCGTGTACAAGCCCCCGATCAGCGGTATGGAGCGGGGAGAGTACTTGGGCTCACTTCAGGCACTTCTCGCACCCACGATGTTCGTCGAACCTTTTTGTGGAGTGGTTGTAGAGGCTCAGCTGTGCGGAACCCCCGCAATCTCTGTGGAGTACGGGGCTCAGACAGACACGATTGAACCATTCAAGACCGGTCTGAACTGTCATACGCTTCAGGAGTTCTGTACAGGAGTTCAGTTGGCCGTAGACGGAAAGTTTGATCGTAAGTACATCCGTGAACGTGCAGTGAGGCTCTACGATATGTTCAACGTAGCACACAAGTACGAGTACGTGTTCAAGACGATCATGGACGTTCATGTCAAGGGTAAGAACGGATGGTATTCTCCAGACTGCCACCTACGCCCCGTCACCGATCTTCCGTTCACGTTCTATATTAATCTCGATTCTCGAGAGGACCGCCGAACCTCCGTTGAAAATGAGCTTTCGTGTGTAGGATTTCCCCACGAAAGGTTTCCGGCAATTACGTACGATCCTCCCCAGATCGGCTGCTCCATGTCTCATCTCCGATGCCTAGAACTCGCAAGGGAGCGAAACCTTCCCAGCGTTCTGATTGTTGAGGATGATCTTGTGTGGACAAAGAAGTCGCACGAGATCCGTGCGGCTCTTGAGAGTCTAGAGCACATTGAGTACAACGTAGCTGTCTTGGCACCCAGTTTTACGAAAGGATCGGAAGTCATCCGTGTCAATGATATGTTTGTGACTGGAACAACGTGCCAGACGACACCTGCGTATATTTGTAAACGGGAGTACTACGACACACTGATCGAGAATTTCAAGGAGGCGATTGAACTGTTTAAGTTGGGAAAGGGGTATGACGAATACGCGATTGACCAGCACTGGAAACGGTTGCAGACGAAGGGGTGGGTGTTTGCGTACCCTATTCTCGGCAAGCAGCGTGCAGGCTACAGTGATATTACGAAGACGGAACAAAACTACGATTCCGAATACTATAGTGCCGAACTTAAGATTGTTGAGGTGTAGATATATATTTTCTCTACTGTAAAGGTAGTATTATGATCTACATCAGTGGAGTAATTTCTTTACTAGTCCAGGTCATAGTTGGAGTCATTGACTATGTGGCAATAAACATACACATAAGTGAAAAAGACGAAATCTTGAAAGATTTATTGAAGGTTGAAGTGTTTGTTCAGGGAATTGAATTGGCCTTCTATGTTTGGTTGATTTACTACTTCAGCAAGGTATCCCGAAACATAACTCCACTTCGGTACTTAGACTGGGCGATTACAACGCCCTTAATGTTGATTACCTTATCAGCATTTCTAAACCACGATGGAAGTAAACCAACTAGATTAAGCGAATTTTTATCGAATCATGCAGGGCCCATCGTAAACATAGTTCTCTTAAACGCGTCAATGCTGCTTTTTGGTCTCATTGGCGAGCTAGGTTACTTGAACCATTATACGTCTACAGCCTTAGGATTTATCCCGTTCGCTTTGAATTTTAAGTATATTAAGGATACGTTCTTGCCATCGGATGAGGATGGATTCAAGAATGCTGTATTCTATTGGTTTGTATTCTTCTGGGGGCTGTATGGTGTGTTCGCAGTGACGAGCTATACAGTGAAGAACACCGGGTACAACATACTGGACATATTTGCTAAAAATTTCTTTGGGCTCTTTTTGGCATACATTGTATGGACGAAATCGAATACATAAGGAATAGTCTATCTATTAGTATATAAGGACAATGAAAACAGGTACCCTTGTTGTCTATGGGATTATTGGACTTGCGGCTGTTCTAATTATACGCCAGGTATACCTCTACGCAACCGATTCCCCACATCGAATTTCTTCGGAAGAGGCACGGAGTCGTATAAAACATGGAGAGATCGATTTGATTCTGGATGTCCGAACAACCGTTGAACGCAACACGCTCGGTTTTTACCCTGGATCCGTTCACATTCCGAGTTCAGAGTTGGAAGCTACGATACCTAAGTTATACCCAAATAAGCAAATACGTATATTGGCATACTGCAATACGGGACACCGGGCACGAACTGCAACAGATAAACTCCATGCACTCGGATACACAAATGCTGTCTACATATCGTCTCATCATCAAAGTCTGTAATCCTAATACTCTGAATGAATTCCCGAATTCATCTCATATAGATTGGATGAATTCCCACTGCAGATACTCACAGATCTTCTTCCATATCGTATCGTGCTGAATGAGCCGATCACGGGATTTGAGAAGCGGGAAGTGGACCTTGTACTCGTCCAGCTCCAGCAGCTCCAGGAATTTGTAGATGATGTAGGAATACGACAGAAAGTTCCGGCGTTCGTCGGGGCAGTATAGGAGGTACGGTGCCTGCACTTCCTGGAACATAGCCCGGATCTTGTCCTCGATCTCTGGTGTAATGGTGGGCGGGGGATTACCGTTCAGACGCGAAAGAATGTGGGCCGCGTGTTCGTAGTACCGGTTCCTACCCAGCTTTTTCAAGATCTCGCGGATATTCTGTTCGGTCAGTAGAGCGATATTGTCGATACGTCGCTTCTTGATTTCACAGATGACTTCGTTCATGACATCGTCAGGGATCTCAGTGCTCTCCTTGGCCTGGAACTGGTTCAGGATCTCGTTCAAGTGGTTCTGCTTCTTGTACGCGTAATTGTTCCGTTCCTTCGGTGGATCGCGGAAACTGGGAAAGTCAGAGACCACGAGGGCATACTCTTCCGATCCGCACTTGGGACATACGAGAATACCTTCGGAAGTAATCTCTTCGCGGGGGATGTTGCAGGGGGCACAGTGCTCGGCCATCTTCTTGATATTATCGGCGTTCTCGGCGATGTTCAGACCGTTGGATAGACCGCGACGAGAAAGGTATTCGTCAAACATCTTCTTCTTGGACGGACCTGCCGACGTCTCCGTCACCGAAAACAGCTTGTCGAATGTTCCAGGGATCCTGGATCCGAAATCTACCTTGGACGTCGTCTTCTTGCCTGGGGGAGCGTAGTAATCCAGCATCAGGTCTCCGCTCTCCATGTAATACTTTTGGATGTCCCGCTTTTCGCGTACGTTCTCAATAGTTTTCGCGAGCGTATCGCGTTCAGCCTGTAATTTTGATTGACGCATGACATCATCGAATACGAAAGGGTTGAACGTTCCTTCCAACTCCCTTTCAAGTTCAGCAAGGCGGATCTCCAGGGCTCGCACCGATTCATCCGAAGAACCGGTGTGGAGCTCGTCCACATACTTCTCGTGCAGGGAGTCTAGAGTACCAATCTGGTCGCGTCCTTTAGATCCTCCGCCATCTCGAGTCTTTTTTACCTTGAATACATCCGAGGACATATACCGTCTTATTGTCCTCTCGGGATTCGTTCGTAAGTTATTTCATCAATATGTATCCGATAAACACCATCACGGCCGCACCGAGCGTGAGATATGAGACCGGGTCAATGTAGTCAACAGGCATAGGAGCCTGATAGAGATTTTCCTGGAAGTTCGCATACTTCTCACCTGCCTGAACTCCTTTGACCGGACCCTTGCTCGCACTCGCCCCTGATCCCGGCTTATTTGCCGCCGCCTTCTTATCCGCTGCGTCCTTGGCTGCCTTCTCTGCCGCCTTCTTTTCCGCCGCAATCATTGCTAGGAGGGATGACGTCTCTGCTGCGGTAGCTGCCCGGCACGGGGTAATATTGAACTCCAGAGACGGGGATATAAATCGAGTCTGTGTTCCCTGGTATACTCCAGTTTGGATATCAGTCACGGGGCAAGTATACGCTACACACGGCGGTACTCCGTCCAGTACCAGACCGTTCATGAGTTTAAGTGGGTTCAGGGCCGCAATGTCACCGCCCATCGCGGGAATAATTCCGTCGAACCCGCTTCCCGCCACCGCCTTTGAAAAACTGGGACCCAGGACAGCAGCTGCGTCATCCATTCCCATACGGTTGTTGGTGTACGTGAACCGCGGAACTACCGGACCATCACCCTTATCGATTCCCTTATCGTCCTTTGATCCAGGGGTACGGCACATTCCACCCGTATCCTTGAAAAACTGATTTCCAGCCTTGGGCCCTGTAATGAGATTATCGACGTATGTTTTGATCGCATTCGCGTTCGTTCCGACCTGGCTCATCGTTCCTTGGTCGCCAACATTTAACTTAGCAGGAGACTGCACGGTCTGGAGGTAATCGTAGGACGGACCCAGAGCCTGGTCGAGAATCGCGTTTCCTGCTCCCATGGGATCATCATTTGCAGTTGTGATTGCGGACTGAACGGACGCCCACATTACTTATTCTTTCCGCGAGATCCAAATTCTTCCAGTTGTTCGACGAACGACGGATTGGTCATCACGCACGGACGCTGCTTGGCCATGACTTCTACCACCTTCTCCATCGGGATTCCGAACCGTTTGTGGAGGTATGCGGCCAGAAGGGTGGCCGACCTATTCATTCCTGCCTGGCAGTGGACGTAGACGCACCGACATCCTGGATCCCGCAGGAACATATCCATCACCTTCTCAAACGCTTCGTAGTAGTCCCGAATCAGCGGGAAGCCCATGGCATCTTGGGCTCCCAGGGAAATGTACCTACTTGGACCAGCATGCGTAGATGCCCACGCTGGGCACGCCGATTTCTCCGCACAGTTGACGATATGTGTCACCCGGTGTCTGTGAATGAACATGGGAGTGAGGTGAAGTCCAGGACCGAGAAGAATGCGATCAAACACAGCTGCGATTGGATCGTATACGGGTCCGCGAGAACGCGGGCGATTCTTATCTAAGATCGCCTGGAGCATCTATACTTACTATTCTTTCAAGACATAAACCAGTCTGATTTATACTAGATGAGCGGCTGGAGGAGAACCTGGAGGATGTACACCAGGACAACTCCCAATCCGCCGAGGCACGCCGCACCTGTCAGCGAGACGACACCCGAACCTCCGTAAGCGTTCGGGATGTAGCGAAGGAACAGGGACTGCACGGGAGTCAGAGAGATGATGAAGATGGCACCGAAGATCGAGACGTAGGTCATGATGGACTTCAGGACGCTCTTGGCGGCTCCAGGGTGCATCGGGGCAGTCTGCGTCGGGGGAGGAGGGGTGTAAATCGCCGCCGACGTTCCGGGCGTGATCATCTGAGGGTACGTGGTGGCAGATGGGAGAGACATAGCAGGCTGCTGCGATCCTCCTGGGGGCATCAGCTGGTCTAGGGGTGTAGCGTCCATTTGTATATGTATTAGAGCGAAACTCTCGATGCCGGGCATGACGCATCGTCCACTCGGAAACGGTAGCATTGTCCGTCTACCCTTGTGACCATCTCTCGAATCTTGCCTGGCGGAATCGCCGATACGTCAATCTCCGACTGTGGGCGGTGAAACATGAGGACAGCGAGTCCAAGTCCGACGACGAACGAGAAAAAGTAGTTGGCCTCAGGTTTCTTTACAATTGACGAGACGTTCATTGTTTACATGTTCAGAAAATCAATACTATTGGTGCATTGGACAGGGTAGGCCGTTGCTCGGAAACACCCGTTCTCGACCTCGGGGTTCTGGAACACAATTGAGGGGTTGTGGACATCTGGGACGAGTTTATGCTTTGTCTGCGGCGGGACGAAGATCGTTGTGACAATCATGCCTACGAGAAATCCCCCGAAAACCCAGAGGATGTTAAACATCAGTTATTATACCCCGAGAGTTTTGTAGACTCGGTGGAGAGTTTCCAAATGGTCTCCGCTCCAGGTGATCATGAGTTTTCCAGCTGGGACAGAGAACGGACCGCCAAAGTACACGAAGAGGTCGGCGATATAGTAAAAAGATTTCTTGTCATCCACCCACACAATCCGATTATCGTCTATTGCTCCAGCCATCTCCATGAATTCAGCACGCTGATGAGGGTACCCGCCTACGAGAACCACGAACATCTACTGTCTGTATTAAATAATGGATCTTCGTAAATTTTGGGACGGCAAGCTTCTCCTGGCATCTCTGGCGGCGGCGGCGGTGGTTGATACTGCTGGACTGTTTGTGTGGAGGTACACTGCGGACCGAGATGGACCTATCAACATGTGGTATGACCGCTTTGGAGTTATTGCCTATGTCCTTGACGTATCCTCTATGGTGATTGGCTTCGTTCTCGCCCAGCTGATAACATATGCGATCGGAGGATCGTACAGTCTCCTCTTCTTCCTCATTGTCGTTGTGGCAGTGCAGATGGTTCACGATATTCTGTTTGGACTGTTCCTAGTTCCTCTCATCCCCGAAGGCGAAAACGATATCATGGACCTCATGAAATTGTATACGACAATGAAGGGGAGTGAGTGGGTTCTGGTGGTCGATGCTATCTATATGATTCTCACCACGCTGGGAGCCCTGGCTCTCTACAAGCTACCATCATACATCACATGGTTTAATCTGCTGTTTGTCACGTATGTTACAGGGTACATCTTAACGACGCATCGTCTTCCGAGCAGCCGGATTCCTACGCCGCTTAAGTGAACGCCGGCGACGACCTCCGACCGTCTCCTGAGGATAATTCAGCTCAAACTCAAAGCGGAACGTCGGGCCACTGGGGCGAACTCCACCCTTCTTCTGCTTCACGAGTGTAGATCCGTACTTGAACTTGTCGATGGAGATAAACACAGTATCTCCGCCCATCTTGCGTTCTACCGGGATCTCCCAGTCTCCGCCTCCAGCATTCCATCCCGTTCCCTTGGCCGCACTAGACTTCACAAAGTCGTGAGACGGGAACTGGAGAGTGAACGCCTGTCCCTTATGGTTCTTCTTGACATCGGCAATGTAAGATGTCAAACGCTTGTCCTTGAACGCCTGCTCCACGTTCTCATCGTTGAGGAGTTTGAGGTTGAGTTCTGTATCCACGCTCTTGATGAAGTTTGTGACTGCGTCGCGGAATGTCATATCAAAGGCTTCATCAATAGTTCCAGTGATATTTGTGGGAGAGGGTGTTGTGGGAGGAAGGGCTGCGGCCTCTTCGGGGGCGGGAGCAGTGTACGCTGGCCGACGAGGAGCGAACTGGTCAAGGGATGTTAACACTCCAGAATCGATGGACACTGTGCGTTCGGGGACGGCTGTTCCAGTTGTAGCAGGGGCCGGTGCTGGGGCCGGTGCCGGTGCCGGTGCCGGTGCGGGGGCAGGGGCAGCATTAGGGTTGAACACGTCCAGAGATGCGGCGAGAGCAGAAGAAATTGAAGGAATTACAGGGGGCACAACTTCGCCCTGGACTAGAGGGGTATTCATTTGAGGAGCAACGGGGATTCCAAGAGTTCCGCGTTCTCCAAGTCCTAGGCGTTGCTCGGCAGCTGCACGAGCCGCCAGGCCTTCGGGAGTAGGAGCGAGAGGGTTCACGATGCCTGGAGCTGGAGCTGGAGCTGGAGCAGGAGCCGGAGCCTCTTCTACATACTGCTGCACAAGAGACCGGGCAGCGGCAGCAGAATTAGGTAGACGCTGGCGTTCTGCACGCATAGGATTGGCCTCAACGAGTCTACGACTAGCCGTGTACTGCTGGAGAGCCGTATTCACTGGAGACTGAGGAGCATTCGCGGGTGCCGCGGCCTGTACGGCCATTGCACTGACTGCCCCCGGGGCTACCGCCGCTGTTGTCGGGGAGACGTACCGAGGATCCTTTACCTTCTTACGAAGCTCTTCAAGATTCGATGCTGAGTTCGCAAGACCTTCCTCTACAACCTGCTCGTCCTTCGACCAGAGTGCAGCATCTGCGTCTGCTTCTGCGGCATCCGCCTTGGCTTTGATGACATCCTTGGCAATCTGAACCGAAGTCTTGGCCAGAGCCTCCTTCCGCTTATTGGTGGACTTATCACCCTTGGCAACTTCCTTGTCCAGAACATCTTTAGCAGCCGCAGCATCCTTCTCCAGTTTCGCGACCTTGTCATTCGCCGCCTTTGCCGCGTCCCTGTTTTCCTTTAGTGTGGCCATGTACTTGGCGTGTGCCTTCTTCACACGCTCATGTTCCTTCTCGGCTGCATCCAGTACCTTCTTCCCCGTAGCTTCCCACTTCTTCTTGGCATCGGCAGCAAGCTTCTTCATTTGTTGGGCATCATTGATCAGCTGTAGCCGCCGCTGGGGCGAAACATCTCCTGCCCCAGCAATATCCGCCTCGGCCTTATCACGCCTGGCCTCTATCCTGACAAGATCAGACGCCTGTTGGGACATATTCTGTACCAACTGCTTGTTCTCCTCGAGCTTCGGTACAGGAGGGGGAGGAGACGCAGATCGGGCGGCTAGAGCTCCTACCGCGTTAGGGTTGACACCCACTTCAGTCGTGAAAGGAGAAGGGACTTCGGGGGGAGGGGTCGGAGACGAACTGCGAGCAGCCATAGCTCCTACGGCATCTGGGGCTACAGTTACGTCTGTTGTTGTCGGTGCAACCGGGGTAGTTGAACGTCCGCGGGTCTGGGCAGGAGCAGGAGCTGGAGCCGGAGCAGGAGCAGGAGCAGGAGCGGGGGCAGGGGCAGGAGCAGGAGCTGGAGCGGGGGCAAGCACCGGGGTTTCCGGGGGCACCATCGGCACCACAACAGTTCCTATCGGGGCTGAGCCAAGTGTTCCCGTGAGTACCGACACCATCTCAAACCCTTTCTGAAGCGTAATATCTCCACGTCCCTTGATCTTTGCAACGACAGGCGAGACTAGGAAACCATGGAGAGCGACACGGTGATCCTTCTTTCCAACCGGTCCGACGTAAAAATTGTTGAACGCCGATGAGGAAGGATTGAATGTGATTTCGGGAATCGAGCTCTTAAGATTGAACGTGATCGCCTGTTCGGACGGTACGTCACGGGGTTTTAGGAGGGGGCTGGTAGGCGGGAGAATTGTGGGAGATGACGATGAAACGACGTTGGGATCATCCAGGAACTTCTCGACATCAGACGCAAAGTGGAATAGGGGGATTTCCATGTCCGAGTACGCTCCCACAATCGTCTCGTCCGGCTTCACACTTGTTCCGTCTCCACGCTTGAGAACCTTCTTTTCGGCACGGGTACGTTCCCGCGAAGCAGTCTTGATTGATTCAATTTTGGGGGTTGCAGTGTCTGAGCCCATAAGCTGCATCGACGGCTTGAGAACGTCTCCATCACGTGACAGGACAAAACGGTGGGCGATGACATCAGGAGGATCGACGTTGTCCGTTAAGTGGATGAACCCGAAATCGTCGCCTACTGGCGGACTTCCGGGGACGGGAGGAGCAGGGTTCTCAGAGGGAGTGGGAGATGCGGGGGCTGCCGCTGCCACTGCCTTCTCTTCGGCATTGGCGGCAAGGAGTTTCTTAGCCTCTTCCGGTGGGACGTCCTTGTTAAAATTTTTGGAGATCTTGATAGCTTCATCGTACGGCATAGAATACTCTCCACCGGGTCCGTGCACAGCCTCAAAGTGGTTCTGGTTATCGTTGTATAGGACGTACACCGGTGCCCCCGCTTTTCCTTCCAGGACACTTGCCTCCTTCTGTCCTGGGAGTTTCTCCTTAGTTTTCAGGATATCCGCCTGGACAGCCCCTGACGTCTTAGCCACAATCAAAAAGTTGAGACCGTGCTGCTTGGCGAACTTCTCGAGCTCGGATGTCTCAAGGTATGTCTGGTTCGCAGCAATACGCTTGGCCTCCTCGTCGGTGAGTCCCTCGGTCTTGGAAAAAAGACCGTCGCGACGAAAGTTGGATGCGATCGCGTTACGGACGCCGAGAGGCTGCTTGCGGAAGGTCGGGCTGATCGCAATGAGCATAGAATGAATGAGGCAGTCAAAATCTGTAGAGGGAACGTTTACGCGAGACCATCCTGTGAGTTCTGGAGGAAACTCTAACTTGGCCACATCGGTCACGGTATCTACTGCCTGTGTATCCAGACCCGGCTGGCCAGTTACGGCCTTCTCGATCTCGGCAGCACCGTCGGCAGTCTTTGTTACAACTGCGTCCTTTGCCTTCGCTGCACGAGCCTTGAGATTCTCAATTCCCTTGGCTCCCGTAGCAGGGAGAGCCTTGGACTCGGCAGCAGGCGTCTCAGCAGCTACATCTGATTTCGGTTTAGCGGCCACAGCATCCTTCGCCTTCGCAGCCCTGGCCTTCAAGTTCTCAATTCCCATAGCACCGGTAGCAGGAAGAGCCTTGGATATATCTGACTCGGACCTGCGACGTGTAGCTACGGTTTTCTTAGCACGCTTCGCTCGAATACCGAGATTCTGAGAAGCCGCTGCTGCGGTTACTGATATTTTAGCACCGCCTTCACTCATTATACTTGGGCAAGAAATGAGGTCGGTGGCGTTTTCGGTAGTTCGCAATGTGGAGTTTGGCACCACAGTAGTATGCCCGGTAACACTCCACTGCATCTCCTGCCGTCTTGAACTCTGGTGGCATTGCACACCGCGGCGGGGTGAGACCTCGGGACATCAGGCCGGAGGGATAGACCGCTGCCAGCCAATCGAGGTGCTTCTCGCATGCGTGGACGCGATCAGACCCGTAGCGATACGCATACTCTACCAGAAGTTCCCGTGCAAGCTGAATGAGCCACCGATAATTGTCGAGTGATTCGCACAGCCAAATTTCAGAGGGGTGTTTGCGATGAGTGGGCTTGTACCCTCCTCCCGGGGCACAATCAATATAAGGCGGAGGAGCAGGTTCAGAGTGGACCCAGTGGCAGGTGTAGAGCAGCTGACAGGATTCCAGGATCATTTTGATGACGTGTTTATCACAGTGATACTTGGCACACTTGCGGGGATTCCAATGGAGGAAGAAGATGTTCATTTTAAGATAATCTTACGCTGTCTTGCTCTCTGTTGAATTCGTTTTGGTGGGTACTGGGGCAGGGGCAGGGGCAGGAGACGGAGCAGGGGCGGGGACAGGTGTGACGATCTCGGTGAATCGTGTCTCTGCCTTGTCTTTTGCCAGCCCGCGATAGACCATATCAAGTTTGAGTTTTAGTAGATCTGTACTACGCGGCGGCATTATTACATATCAATACGATTTCGCACCGCGTTGTGGAACGAGTTCTCCTTGAAGGGAATGTCTTTGCGTGTCGCTTCGGCCTCGATGATGTATTTCGTGGAGGTATATTGAGTCGAAAGGAAGAAGATGAATATCCCGGCAACAAGGAAGAACATCAGGACGTTGAACCACCAGGATCCGTGGAGATTCTGAATATTTTTGGACTGGAGCAAATTATTTTGAACGCGAAGAAGCGTTCCATCGTCAACGAGACGCATAATTGTTTTTCCGCTATACATAATGATCGCCGCTTTAACCGCCGGATCCGCAGTATGTTGTTTCGGTGCGGCCTATGCGACTCACATGATGCTCCCAGTGAAACCTGTGAACGCCGCGGAAATCCTCAAGAATCAGTCAACGTTGAATACCGTAAACTTACTCACATTCAACGAACTGAAAGACCGTCCTCTCCAGGAACGGATTAATGCGTACACGTCCAGCCGTGCCAATCTCCAGGACGTCATGATGGTCACCGCCGAGCGTCCTACCCTCAACCAGTCCTACGCCGCAATCGCCAAGAAGATCCCGACACTCCCTCCCGAATCTACCGAGCGAGGACAGTACGAGTTTCTCAAGAAGGCCGCCGATGACCATTTCACCGGGTTTATTCCCCCTGCTCCAGCCCCGGCTCCTGCTCCAGCCCCGGCTACGACTCCTCCCGCTCCACCCGCACCTGCACCGGCTCCCGCGACTCCACTTTTGCCGGAAGCATCGAGTCGCGAGCTGTCGTTTTCTCCTGTTCACGCACGCAGTCCAGCAAGGCAGACACCCAAGGGTGGACGTCGCCGACGATCTTTAGTCTCCGAATAGCCCCCGGATTCGCCACAATCGCACGCACAATCTCTAGTTGCTCTAGATGCGTAGGATTGCGAATATCCACCTCCAACTGTCCGTACAAAAGCGAAGACAGGGCGTCCCCAATATCCATGTTATTCTTACTCTTATGCTACACTCGTAAGCCATTACCGCGACGTCAGCTCGTTCACCATCGACGGTGAACTCGTGAGGCTCTGTGTATACGGGTTCGCACGGAAAGCGTCCAGGATAGTAGGATCCATGTTCTTGATCTCCTGGTCCTGCGGAATAGGCTCGTTGAAGCGGTACACGCCCAGCTGCTGTACCGTCGCACCCGTTGACACAACGTTGGCAGGATCCACGAACTGGCGGATATTGATCATCATGTCCTCGTCCTTGTTCACCTTGACGGCACCCACCTGTGCCTCGCCCGCGTTCATCTGGATGTTGCCAGGGGGTGTGTAATTCGTCATGGACGACAACTCGCGTCCAGGGTTCGTGTACGCAACCAGGTACGGGTCCGCGAGGTAGGTTCCCTCGTTCGCCGAACCAGCACCACCACCAGGGCCCGCCCACTCGCCCACCGTCAGCTTCATGAACTCCTCGAACGGCTCGGTGAATGCCCGGATGTAATTGGCAAACGTAAACGCCGCTCCACCCGTTCCGTAGTACTCCAAATTGGTCGTCTCACGCTGCTGCTCCTTGAACATCTGCTGAGGGAAGGAGGCAGGGGCTACCTGAGCTCCGCCCGTAGTGTTGAGGTACAGCATCTCGCCATTGTTGTCCGACAGAACCTGGAACGTATCCGGACGATTCTTCATGACAGGGGGCTGTAGACCCGGCTGAGTAATGAAGTACGATCCAGGAATGACCGGAGTATCGTACGACAGCTTGGGCTTGTTCGCCGCACGACGCTCGTCAGTGGTACGGGGCTTGGCGAACTCCTGGGTAGCGTTGAACTGCTGGTACCCACCCGAACCAAGATTGTTGTATCCGTCGTTCACACCTGGTGCGACATAGGTCCGTTCGATCGGCGATACGTTCTTCATATTCATTCCAGCAACCATACGAGACTGGTAGAAATCCGACTCGTTCTGGTTTCCGAATGGCAGGCCTTGGCCAGGGACCACATCGTAGAAGGATGAGACTTCACGCTTCTGGAAATAGTCGCTACCCGTACCAGCATACGAGTCCAGGATGGACGAGTTCGCAGCCGCCTGCGTATTCTGCGTAACCTTGGGACCGAAGAACGGTACCATGTTATTGTGCCCCTTGTTGTCCTGGGAGTAGGCGACACTGTCGTTCTGGGCGATCGGAGTATTCTGCGAGGTATTCACATCCGTGAACCCCTCCCGGATCACCAGGGGGGACTCCTCCTTGTATTGGGTAGCTAGGATATAGCCTAGCAATCCGACACCAGTAAAAAGGGCAACTTCGATCATGGTGTTATTACTTATTGGGGTAGTGAAAATTCGTGGACGTCATAACCCGCGACGGAGCACGCGTGTTCTTGAAATACTCGAACGGCGGAATCGCATGTTCCTGCGGACGGTAAACGAGCCACTGAAAGTTATTGGGCTGCAGGCGTTCGCGGGCGAGCGGAACGTTAAACGAACCCACAAACGGCGTACGCGGGGGAGCGTCCTGGGCGTTCACGGGAGTCTGGAACGTCCAGCGAGATTCTAGGACATGGGCGTCATCGGGGTTCCAGGTGCTCATTCCTTACTTACTTATAACCCGCTGACAAAATTTGATGCAGATGACCCCAGGCTGTTAAACGTATCTGTCAGAATTCCCATTGGGTTCGTCCCCGTTGACCCACTTGTGCGAGAAGAGGTGCTAGCAGCCGGAGGAGCCTGGCTGACCGATCCCGCGGCCGCAGAGGCCGCTGTGGTTGAAGCCGAAGGCCGAGCACTCATGAGCGTCGATGTCGTTCCAGGGGCCGACGGCCGTGTAGTCTGTGATGTCGTCGGTTGTGTTGCTCCAGGAACGGGGGATGCGGTGGGCGTGGACGTCTGCGACGACTGAATATTGCCCATCGGGTTCTCTGACCACAGCTTTGAATTGAACGGCTGGACGACGAAAGACGACAGGTTCTTCTTGAGAACATCGAGAAGCTTATCAACCGCCGGATCTGTCGAGGGAATCGTACCCTTCGGCTTGGATGGGCGGATACCATAACAGTTGACTCCGAACTGCGTCTTGGGATCAAAGTACCCTCCATTCACTCCGGGGCGACCACACTTAATACGGTTCTGAGGGTTGGTGTCCTTCTGCAGTTTCTCCCACGTCGCCTTCTGGGTAGGGAACAGTGCTATTCCGCCTTCCGACCATCCGTATCCGCACCATTCTGCACCCGCATTGTACGCCTGCTCAACTTGGGCGTAGGACGCAATCTCGGCACCGTAGGCCTTGCACACCAACGGGGCTTGCTCATATGTGAACTTGTTGTCCGACACATAGAACACTTCGGTGGGAATGGGGGCAGGAACAGACGCTACCCTCTGACCCGCAAATGGATCAACGTTGTAGGTGATATCCAGTTCCCGAGGCTCTAGTTTGAACGTTACGAATCCAAAGTAGTAAAGCACAAACGAGATGGCCGCGATCAAAATGCTGAACGCAAGGAACGCAACAAAGTCCGTGACTGCAAGCATCATCATGACAACGACGACAATAACTCCGGACACTAGTGTCAGGATTATGGGGAGGTCGGGTTGACTCATTAGTTTTCATATAGGAAATAAAGCAGGACTCGCATCGTACGATCGACAGGGAACTTCTTAGAGTCCATCTCTCGGACATTTGTATCGTCCAAGACATACCACGCGTGTCCTGGCGGGAGCTTACGTGCATACGTCCACCAATGACCTCCGTTGAAACAAACGACCGAAAAGAGGAAATACTTCTTGCCGTTGAGAACCAGGAGGCTGGAGTAATCGATAGGAGTCATAGACCAGATCATCAAAACTTTAGGGAAGGATCCAAACAGCACCTGCTTTTGACATCCAACGTGAGAACACTTGTCGCACTTCCAGTCCGAGATCGCGTGGGGTTGGACATACTCGTGAATCGCGTCCAGAAGCGGGATCCCGGGCTTGGAAGGCATCAGGTGAATATCGATGGCACTCGTCTTCTCGAACTGTGTGACCTTGCACCCTCCACACTCGATACGATCTCCAATATCGAAGCGGAACTCCTTGTCCAGCCAGGGCAGCTTGTCGCACAGATGAACGATCAGTTCGTGGCTGTCCCCGATGTTCTCGCCGGCGGGTAGGTACGATGTCTTGATCACATCAAAGAACTCACGCAGGCCCGCGGTTCCCTTATTGCGGTAGATGGATTCCACACACACATCTACCGGATTTTCCCTATCTACATTTTCATTGTCGGAATACCGATCAGTCAGAACCGGACACGAGAACAATCCTTGAAGTGCAGCGTTTACCCAGCAGCTTCCACGATGGTTGTGAAGTCCGAACATGCTCTACTTATTATATTACCCGAAGGCACTAAATGTAGTTAGAAAACCAGGAACGTCCTCGGCAGTATTGTTGAACGGCCGCATGATATCATACTGGTCTTGAGCCTTGGTGAGGGCAGAGATCGTGTCGCCAGGAACCACTGACGACGGCATGGATCCAGCGTGGATGGGGCAGCTCATGGTGTAGGTGGGGCACGTGCACGGTACCAGCGAGCTCTTAGGAACATTATCAAGCGGTCCAAGTGACTTCATTGAATTGAAGTTGGGACCTGGGATCGTTGCGTTCTGTACAGGTTTCCAGTTCGGATCTACGGTTGTCTGGGCAAGCAGGGATCCGACAGGCACCGCAGGATTGTTTGCGGTGTTCAGAAGAGACGACTGACGGCTCGCAATATCTTGCTGCAGGAGGCTGATCAGAGTTCCCATTTGAGAATCTGCAACTGGAGGAGCAGGGGCAGGTGCGGGGGGAGGGGCCGGGGCAGGTGCCGGTGCCGGGGCCGGAGCCGGAGCAGGGGGAGGAGCGGGAGGGTTCATCGGCAGGGGAGCAGCCGGAGGAGGAATGCCCGCCTCTACAGCCGCAACAGGCGAAGGAGGAGCAGTCTGGTTACAGAAGGAGAGATTGACTCCCGGTGTTCCGTAACACTCTCCTACCTTATCTGTCTTCATGCCCCAGTCGCGTGCACCGTTTCCTACCCAGGTACCGTTGAGCTTCCTGCACTCGCTTTGAGTATACAAGCGAACGTTCTGGCCTCCACTTTGCTTGACACTCGTGACTCCCTCACCGCCTGTCGGGCACCCAGGGGGTTGTGGGGTTGACGTCACAAGGGATTGGCACGGCTTCTTCGCGTAAAACATCCTCTCTCCACGAGCAGGCAGGGGAGCAACATCCACAGGGACAATCGTAGGGCTTCCACTATAACTGCTATACACTGTCGCTCCTCCTGGTCCAGGTCCAGATACTATGCCGATACAGCTGGGATCTGCGGCACATACGATCTTTGCCTCATTCAGTGTCATTTGATACTTTCTGCGGAGGCTTACCGTCGCTTCCACCATATCCACAAATCTTCCGGTAGAAGCATCTAGAACGTCTTCCCAGCATGTCGGGTTGTCGAGACCCTCACGTGCTGGCATTAGGAACCACAGTGCTCCTACCAGGACAAGAATGAGTCCAATGAGGATATACTTCATTACTATTACTCTTACACATCAAATTATCGCTGCCGAGGATGAACGGAGCATCCCGCAGCCTGCGAGGCACATGTACACGCTACAAGATTCTTGCGTAGAACATAGGGACCGGGTCCAAAGAGTCCCATGTCAGGTTCAGTGGGCAGGAGATTTCCTAGCGGAGGGTTCGGACGCGTCTGAGCCTCAAATGCAGGGTTAGTAGGAACCGAAGCCATCTCTGTTGTCAATCCCCGGATTCCTTCCCACGGGCTTCCAGACGGGGGAATAATACCAGAGTTGTACGTTCCGTCCATTCCGGAAATCGAGGGGTCGGTCGTTCCAAGCGTAGATGTTACGCGAGGAGCAGCAGAGACAGGGGGTGGAAGGATAACCAGGTTCGACGAACCAGCACACGGTTTCTTGACATAAATCTTCTTCCCCGGATAACGTGCCCCGCCCGAAGGTCCAATTGTTGCATCTTCGTTAAATTTAGAATACACAGTTGCAGGCCCCCGCAATTCACTGAGGACTGCCTTGCATGCTGCATCAGCGGAACATGCGGTTTTCGCTTCATCCAACGTAGGATACGACCCCGAAGACTTTTTAATGCACTCCATTTGAGCCGGCGTAGGTTGAGTTCCTGGAGGTGGGAAAGAGCCGCCATAACACGCCGTTACAGCAGACAACGTCTTGCTCATATAGTTTCCGTGTGCCTGAGCACTTACGAAGTTTCCAGACTCGCCATCAACAGGATCCCCCCAGCATGTAGATGGTCCTCCGCTTCCGACTCCTACTCCCGTTACCGGTGCTGACGACATATTGGATGTGGGGGCTCCCAGACGTCTAACTTGCGGTGCCGTGCGGGAATAGGCAGTGGAGGTATCAACAGGCCGTACGCTTGCTGCCGAAACAAGCGAATCTGTTGTTGGTCTTCCCATCCACGAAGGTCGGGCAGGAGCGTTGGGAGATACATCCGTGTAGCGTCCCTGGGCATCCACAAACCGTTCATGAACGGGAAGCAGGACAAATGCAAATAGGATGATGAGAAATATAGTGGCCCAACCCATCACTTCGGAGCGTATCATTTCTGTTTCTCTTACATGTATAAATGGCAAAATATCGCAAGACAAAGAAGGGCGGACGCAAGTCTCGTCGGAACCTGCGTCGCAAAACTTACCGTCGTAAGTTCAAGGGAGGGTATACACCTGTAGGACCCAACGGTGGTAATCACGGTACGGTCCCCGATTCGTATCCTAAGAACGACGCGTGGTCGCTCCCTGACCCCATGCCTGCTGGCGGAGTGCCTATCGGGAAAGTGATTTATTAAGATCGCGACCGAATGCTGCTTCTGTTTCAGTCCAACCAACCCAGTACGGCGACATGGCCGAATACATTGCCTGCTGATGCGGATTCGCAGGCTTGAACTCAAGAAATCCCGTAAACGGGGTTACTTCAGTTTTAAACTCTGCAGGAATAACGCTCATGGATACGTCGGGGCAGGGGTGTCCACCCGCTGCTAGCTTCGCAAGGTACTCTCGGTACGCAGGAATTCCCTTGAATTGGACGGGCTTGCCGTTCTCGTCTTTTCCGACATACATTCCGGTACTGATAGGATACAAGTTTTGCGGACACGACATGTGTATTATATTTTCATAAGAGGGAATAATGCCAAAGAAAGCAAAGTCCTACACAAAACAGTCAGACCAGAAGGCAGTCCTTGCTGAAATGTCCAAGCAGGTTCCTATGGTTGTGCGTATTCACAAGGTGGGATGTCCCGCGTGTGAAATGTCAGAGGAACCGTGGCAGGAGTTCTGCGACCGGTCTCCCCCGGGAGTTCGTGTGATACAGGTCGAAGAGACCGCGATGCCTCCTCAACTCATGAAAGGTATAGAGGGGTTTCCCACCTATGCCGTACATAAAGACGGAAAGAGTTGGCATCATACAGGTGCACTCATGGATGCTGGAGCAATTGAAGATCTCATTGATATCCATCGGGCTTAGTTGTTGATCCCTTCGCAATAACGTAAGACTCTGAATCAAGTTTCTGGGAGAAGTTATCCTTGTTCAGAAACTTCTGGAATCCATCCAGATCATTCGGAATTGTGGTGGCCGCCTGGGATACCCACTGACGAGCAGACTGCATTAGGCCGTACTTGTTCGATGTGTCCATGAACAGATCGCTCGTCTTCGCAAAAGCCTCGTTGATGCTATGCTTCATCGTCTCGCTGGTGACATCAGGGGGAGCCGGTGGGCGTTGGGGGTTGTCCACGTAATCGGTGAACAGGACGTTCATAAAAGGGTTGGAAGGAGTAGGCGTGGCGTACTTAATACCGCTTCCGCCGCCGGAGAATGTTTCCCTGAGAACCTGTGTCCGGGGAAACATCTTGACAAGAAAGACGGACGCGAGCATGACCAGAGGTATCAGAAGAAGATACCACGTCTTCTGCGTGATCGCCGCAATGAGGACGGTCGAGTAAATCGTGAATCGAACCACCGCATTCAAGGCTTCAGGGACAGTCATATCGTTGGTCGGAAGAAACCGACTCCAGTTCGTGAAAAGGTTGGCGGGGTCGTCTAACCAAAATGTCTCCCGACTCATTATTGTGATAAGGAGACTTTAGTTTACTTCTTTGCAACCTTACGTTGTAGACGAGCCAGCATTCGTGCCCGCCGAGCCTCGGGATGATTGCTCGTGAGATCCGCGGCAGATGCGGTAGGGCGATCGCCCTGCTCTCCGAAAAACTCCGTCTTGAACAACTTTCCGATCGAGTGCTTGAACTTCTCCTTCAGCATCTCAATCTCCCGCACAAAATCCTCCTTCTTGAGACTGCCAGACCGCATCTTCTGCTCAATAATCTTCTGGACCGACGAGATCGCCTTCTTCGTCACGGGGTGCTCGGGGTTCTTCACCATTTCCATGAGTGCGGGGATGTCCGTGAAATCAATCGCCTCTAGCCCTAGAGCCTCGACGTTCAGGTTCTCCATGACCTCCATGCCCAGCTTGAAGATCCGCGTCTCCTTCAGCGTCTCCAGAAGATCCTGGAGTCCCGACTGCGTGCTCTCGTCCTTGAGAATCTCGTCCACCTCATCTGTAGACTCCTTGCCCGTGAACTTGGACCACAGCCCCTTTACGGTCTCCATGATATCCGAGCCGAGGTAGGAGGACATCAGGAACATGCGGGTATAGTTCCAGATCGCTTCCTTCTTCTTCTCGGAGGCGTCCTTGTAGAGTTCGGAAAAGTCAATTCCGCGGAGAAACTCTCGGGGTTCCTTGAACAGATCATCATCCTTCTTGATTGCGGCCATGAAGTGCGGCTGTACAAGGGTCTTGAACCGCTCGACCTCGGCAGGGTAGTCAACTGACTCCCCGCCGTAGTTAGAGTCTAGAACCGGGGCAACGGAAGGGAACTCTGTCCGCATATCATCCAAGCATTCTTTGAGAATCTTCGAGATCTCAAAGGACATTTGTTTATAGATACGAGGGGAATGTAAATGGATTTGTTTACTTTACGCCACGCGGTTTCCGCCACGGTAAGCCAGCGACTTCTCATCCTTGTCGCCGAGGCACAGGCAGCCTGTGTCGGCTGTAATGCTGGCAGGGCAGCACTCAGGCTTGAATGTTGAGTTCTGGAACGCAAAGAGCTCGTTATCGTTGGCAGCCTCGTACGCCTTGAGGGGTGTGGGAGCGGTCGTCTGCGACCACGAGTTTCCATTAGAAATGTCGATTCCATTGTAGGCACCCTCCTGGTAATGGTTGACGGGAGCACCAATATCCTGCTGCATGAACGTCTCACGAGTGAGGCTGCCAGTGAGCATAAAGCGAGCAACGACGGCGAGGGCGAACGCGGCCGCACCTACGGCGAGAACAATGCTTGTCTTGTCCTTCATTGTTTTCTATTGTTATTAGCCGACTACATTTTTATTCCCGTTGAGTTCAGCCAAGACACGTTCTTGGATCTTGGCAAGTTCAGCAGGATCGTGGGAGTCGGGGTAGTCCCGAACCATACGTTTTCCGTTCAGCATGAACATTCCGTCGTGGTTGCCCATGAACACCTGCATCTTTCCGTTGGGCAGGTTTACAATAGCCTTGATAACACCATCCCGGGTCGGCATTCCAGGGAAAGCAAACATCAGAGGAGTATGTCCAAGGGCGGTCGTGACTTTGTCGGACGGATCCAGAGCCTCGTAATTCGGCGGCTCCTCGATCTCTTCGTAGTCTGCGAAAACAGTCTGGCCGATCGGGACCCGATGATCCGTGGTATTGAAGCAGTAAATAAGTTCTGGGTTCGGGCCCACATAACGAATAGATTTGGGCGAGTCTCGTACGTAGATCCACTTGCCGTTTTCCAGGACAAGGTGTTCTCCCGAGACGACCACTCCCTCGTACGTATACAGTGGGACTCCCGCAGCCAAGCACCGCATCGTGGCGGTGACGGTACAACCTTCACGGAACACATCGCCGACCTTGACTTCCGAGACCTTGATGAGTCCCTTACCCTCGACGTAGATGGGAGTATCGGGGTGGAAGCAGAAGGAGAGACCAATCTGGCTGCCGAGGAAGATAGCGAAGACGAGGAGGGGTGGGAACACGAAGGAGAGAACGATGGAGAGAGCGAACAGAATCGTGACTATAGTGTTGATGAGAGTTACGAGCATACTCCACAGGGACTTTATGAAATTAATCGACGTGATCATGATTGTGGCAGCGTACCCTGCCGAACCCAGGATACGAGACGTAAGATTGCGAATGCGGGACAAAAGAGAAACCATAACACCGAACGTGTTCTGGATTTTGGAGAATATATCACCAATGAACGACGTTATAAAGGTCATGATTCCGCTCACGAAATTGCGAAAGTATCCTAAGTCGTGGACCACTGTTCCGAGAATACCGCTAAAGACGTTGAACATGAGGTTCACGGGCTCCATCAGCAGACTAAAAACGCTCTGAGCCATCATGTTCACGCAGAACTGGTAGTTCTCTATCGTGGACACCTCCGGCTGTATTCCCCCGGCAAATGGCATGTACATAGGATTGCAGCGATAGGTCGTCCAGTCCTCTCGCAGGTTATCAAGATTTGCTTGTACGTAGGTGTACACAATGACCCCCAGGATAAGGAGGGGGCCAATGAGCACCGCACTTGTAGATAAAATATCCATCCTTATCTTCTACACACTCTCTTTTTGGATTTCATTATCACGCCACGTGTGTATACGATCGTCGGGGACCTCGTGATCGTCTAGAATGACAAATTCTCCCGTGGGAGAAGCTACAGCGTAATGGCAAGAATCTGTGAGGAACTGGATGTAATTATGGGTCTCATCCGACCGTAATTCTGTGATGGGAACCACTCCTCCCTCCTGGGGGACAATCCAGGTTCCGGGAGCAATACCCACGCCTTTATAGGTCGATAAGCCATCAATCTTATGATGAACGATTCCCTCTACTTCACCGCCGTATTTCAGGGACTGTCCAATCCTCACTTCGTCTGCCTTGGCAATACTGCCGTCTTCTAGAATGACCGAGGATCCAACCAGAACTCCAGTGAGCCTGAACTTGGCAGGATCCGC